TTACCAACGGCGGGCGGAGGATACCGGCCAAATCGATACCTTCCGCTTCCGGCCGGCGACCGATATCGTTGATCGATGGATCATGCTCGCCGAGAGCGAGGAGCGACTCGGGCGGGCCCATTATCTGGCCTGGGATACCTTCGGGAGCCTCGAGGAGCGAGCGGCCCGACTCTGGGATACCGCCCAGGAGCTCGGCCTCCGGGATCCGCGGCCATCTCGAGCGGGGCTTCCGAAGCTCAATACGTCGGGCGATTATCCGCTCAAGGATGCATACCGGGCGGGAGACTTGGCCGGCCTCTCGGAGCTCTGCGGCCTCGAGCATTTGATCGAATCGGAGGATCTCCTCCGGCCGTTTCTCGAGCGGCGAGGATACCGCGATCTCCTTTGGTGGTCATGATTTATTGCTTAAGTATCCACCATACCGGGACCTGGACGAGCCTCTCATGGCTTAACGCGCATCGAGACTTAAAGGGATTCGTCCAGAAGGCCCACGCGCATGAAACGCTCGCCGGCCAGGAGGTCGTCCATAAGGTCGAGAGCGGAGAGTACCGAGAGCATTTCGACCCGCTCATGCTTTACCATGAGCATATCGACCGGGATCCGCGGTCGGACCTGGATCGGATCGCGGCCCATCAAATGATAATGCTGGCGACGACGCCGACCTTAATCCCGATCCGCGATCCGCTCGCGAGCCTGGTCACCTATCAGAAATGGGCGGAGCGGGACGGCCGGATCAATGGCGGGCCCGAGGTCTTCTCGCCGAAGGTCTTGGTCGATACCTGGGTCGCCTTGGCCGGGAGCTTCGAGACGATCAAGAAATTTGGTCACGTTCGTTTCGTATGCTGGGATCGCCTGACGCCGGAATGGGCGACCGAGCATCTTCTCGGCGTCGAAAAGGATCTCGGGCTTACCGATCGGCGGCCGGCTCTCGGATGGGTCGCGGCGCCGATCCATGATAACGACGCCGGCCCGTACCGGCTCAAAGATGCGTACAAGGCCGGAGCGGCCAATGCATTACGAAAGGGGATATCTGAAAACGGTTATAATTACCTGGTAAGCAAGGGCTTACAGCTTCGACCATTCTTGGAAGAGCTCGGGTATCAAAATCTCCAATGGTGGGGATAGTCTTAACCGATCGATTTATGGTCAACGTAAATACGCTCTGGCATACGCAAGGCGTCGACTGGCATCGCGAGATCGCTTCGGATGAGATGATCGCCAAGGCCCAGGCTTTCCAGGCGACCCGGGACGCGGTCCAGAAGAGCGAGGCCGGCCGGCGCCGCGATGAGGCGATGACCCGGGAGACCTGGATCGGACCGCTCGCCGAGGAGGTCTTCGACCGATGGCTCGAGGCCCGCGGCATCGATCGAGAATGGGATCACGATCCGGGCCGGTACGATGAGGTCGAGTTTTATATCGCGCCTCATGGGATCGATGTTAAATGCATGAATCAAACGGCCGACTGCGAGCCTCTCCTCGACTATGCTTGTAACGTCAAGGCGTACCAGGTCCGCAATCCCAAGGTTACGGCTTACGTCTTCTCGCGCTTCATCGTCCCGACTCATGAGGTCATACAATTCGGGATGATCTCGAAGCGAGATTTTAAGGATAATTGCCGGGAGCAGAAGAAGGGCGACGTAATCAAGATCGGCGGCGGCCGGGAGATGACGGTCTCGGAAGACTTGCTTTGGATCCCGATCGAGGAGCTTACGCCGACGGCGGTCTTCCTGGCCGGCCAGAAATGCGTCGACTGTAATCACTGGAATGGATTTATGACCGGCCAGCTTTGCGGGCCTTGTTGGATGGCCAGGCGGAAGGCGGCGACCGGATGAAGCAGGCCCATCGCCATATCGATACCCGATGGGAATTTGGCCGCGAGGGCGTCTCGGTATATTGCCGGGAGTGTAAGAGATGGCGGATCCTCTTCGAGACCGGATACGATCCCAGCGACGGGCGCCTTCTCGAGGCATGGCCAGGGCCTCCGCCCGGGACCTTCGCGTACCAAATGGAGGAGCTCCGGCGCCAGGTCCGCGAGCTCGGCGAGGATATCCTGGAGGCGGCCGGGATCTTTCGCCTGGTCGAATGGCTCGAGGGCGGGCTCCGGCGCCTGGAGAAATGGCTCGAGCGGAAATGTTGACGGTCGCGGCCGTCCTGCGGTCCGGCGGAGACTTCGATGCGACCTGGGTCGAGAAGCTCGAGAGGTCTTGTTTCGAAAAGATCCGAGAGCCTCATCGCTTCGTATGTTTAACCGATCTCAAAGTCGGCGGATCCTGGATCGACTGGCGGCCGCTCGAGCATACCTGGCCGGGATGGTGGGCGAAGATCGAGCTCTTCCGGCCGGACCTTTTCCAGAAGGGCGAGCCGGTCCTATACTTCGACCTGGATACGATCGTCGTCCGGGACGTCAGTCACCTTTCCGGGACGATCGATTGCGACCTGGTCTTGCTCCGCGACTTCTATCGCCTCCAGGCCGGATGGGGTACCGGGATAATGGGATGGACGGCCGGAAGCCTCGGCCAAATATACGAGACCTTTAAGGCGTCGCCGCGGACCTTCATCTCGAAATATCGGAGCGACCAGGATTTTATAAAGATGCTGGTCCCGCCGTCCTGGATCCGTTTCTGGCAAGACGAATACCCGGACCAATTCGTCTCGTATAAAATTCACTGTCGGGAGCGCGGGGTCTTCCCGCCGACGGCGCACGTCGTTTGCTTTCACGGCCGGCCGAGGCCGACGGAAATTTTCGGCGATTGGGTCCAGGAATACTGGAGAAAACGGTAATGCGATCGATCGGCCATCTTTTAATCCATTCGCTCGATATCCAAAGATCGGCGCCGGTCGATAATGGTCATGGCGGATTCGACGAGGTTTACTCGAGCGCCGCGGTCGTCATCGGCCGGGTCAATCCAGTAACGGCGAAAGACCTGGCGGTACTCGGGAAGGAAGAGAGCCGGGTCTCCCATGCGATTTACTTCGATGCGGGGGTCGACGTCAGGATCGGCGATAAGATTATTTTCGGGGCCCGGACCTTTCACGTCCGAGTAAAACGGATCGAGCCATCGATCCCCATTTATCATAAGGTCATGGTCGAGGAGATCCAAGAGGGATGATATGGCGCCTCGAGCGAAACTCGAGTTAAAGATCCGGGAGGCGGCGTTTACCCGGAAGGTAAAAAAACTTATCGCCTTTAATATGAAGACCTTGGCCGTCTTCATCATCGCCGACCTGGAGCGGATCCTCAATACGCCTTACCCGCCGGCGAGCCGGGTCGGAGAATCTCCGCATAAGCGGACGACCAAATTACAAAAGGGCTTCGAATTTAAAATAAAGACCAGCATCTTCGCGGTCTCGCTTCGGATCTTTACCAACGTACCTTACTCGAGGCGCCTCGAATTCGGCTTCGTCGGGACCGACGCGCTCGGGCGGAATATCAACCAGGGCCCGCGGCCGTACTGGCGGGTCGTAATGGCTCGGGCGCCGATCGGCGTCGGCGTCGCGAAGGATCCTTAAGAAATGTCGGATATCACGACGATCGCGATTTACGCGGCTTTATCGGCCGATAGTGTACTGGCGGGCCTCTTGGCTCCGTTCGACGCAGGGCTGGCCATCTTCACCGGGAAAACGGTACCTCCTGACGCCAAGCGGCCCTATATCTGGACATACGGAGACGTCTCGGACGTCGAGGCCGACTCGAGCGATAAAGAGGTCGTATGCCGGGACGTGACTCGGGATATTTGGATCGTCGCCGATGACACCGGAGACGAAGACGCCGTCATGGAAATCGCGAATCGGGTCCGCGACCTTCTCCATCGATCGACCTTGGCCATCGGGACCAGCAATATGCGGACCGCCGCCTCGGGCCCGCGGGTCGGACCGAGCGAGGGCGAGGTCACGGCGAGAATCGTAACGGTCTCCTTCGTTTATCAACCATAAAATTTTTCGACTTTGGCCTCGGGCGAGACTCTCTTCTCTCCTCCTCCGGGGTCAATCCTGGGCCGCTCTCTCCAGTCCTTTGAGCGGCCCAGACTTATACGAGCCGACCAATTCGGGCGGCCTTTTTCAATTCTCATAAAAGGAGAAAAGCACATGAGCGGAATTAATGGTGCTGATGTTTTAATCCTCGTCGACGTCGGGGTCTCCTCGCCGAGCTTCGTAATTGCGGCCGGCCAGCGCGACGTAACCTTCGACGAATCGAATAACTTGATCGACGTATCCTCGAAAGATACGGGGCGGATCGAAGAGGTCTTAATGGGTCGCCTGACCCAGACGGTCGCTCTCGATATGCTCTTTATCAATGGAGACGCCGGTTACTTGGCCTTGAAAGACGCCAGTCGGAATGGGACCGCTATTACCATCCGCCGGCGATTCCAGGGCGCGGACATTGAAGACGCGACGGCATTTATCGAGACGCGGTCGGAGACCTTTCCCGACCAGGATGCGGGGCTCGTTTCCCTGGCCTTCCGTCTCTCCGGTGCCTGGGTCGTCGTCAGTCCGTAAACCTGAAAAGGAGCGTAATCGATGGGCATACCTCAATTCGTCTTGAAAGGGCGGACTCGAAACTATCCGATCTTAATCACAAATCTTTCGATAATGGTGATGGAGCAGGAGACGGGCCTCCGCCTGACGAAGCTATTTCAGCACGTCGGACGGGCGAGCGAGGCGATAAGCAAGAAGAAGGCGGCGGAGCGGGAGCAGGCGATCGACGCCCTGGCTCTCGAGGTCGGTATGACCGAGATCCTCGCGCTTCTTCTTGCCGGCCTGGAGGGCTTCCGGTCGAAATTCAAGACGCGGACCCTTCCCTATACCCTCGAAGAGACGTCGGATATCTTGACCGATTGCGGCGGGATCCCAGGCGTACAGACGCCGCTCGCCGAATGCTTCTCGGCTTACTTCCCGACCGCGATGGGCGTCGAGATCGACGCGCCGGGTAACGGCGCCGGTAAGAAAAAAAAAGCGGCCCGAAAGAAAAAATCGAAGACTTCTCGGCGTACCTCGAAAAGCTCTTAACCTGGTCGGTAAAATGCGGCCTGGCGCCGGCGGAGTTTTGGGATTCGTCCCTTCGCGACGTCATGCTCCAGGTCGACGGCTTCGTCTATCGGACCCAGCTATCCCAGCAATCGGCGGTCTCGGCCGCATATATGAGCGCGGCCTGGCAACGGTCGAAACGGATGCCGGCTCTTCGGACGATCCTCTCCAGGATGGGCGCCAAGAGCGGACGGCCGGATAAGAAGACGGTCGACCAGGCGAAGGCGGAATTTAAAGACCTGGTCGAAGAGATGACGGGCGATTTAAATCTCAAGAGGGAAGGATCCGATGGCTGATTTCGGACAAATCGGCGAAGCCTTTGTCGATATACGGGCGAATTTCGGGACGTTCCAAAAGGATATTTCCGGGGCCCAGCAAAAACTCGGCCGATCCCTCCAGACGATCGGGTCGGGCTTTACGCAGGTCGGAAGGTCTTTGTCCATCGGCCTGACCCTCCCGCTTATCGCGGCCGCCGGCGCCGCGGTCAAATTTGGGAGCGACTTCTCTCGGGAAATGACGAAGATCGAGACCTTGGTCGGGCTCTCGGCGGAGCGAGTAAAAGGTCTCTCGACGGAGGTACTCGCGCTCTCAAAGACGGCCGCGGTCGGTCCGCAAGAGCTCGCGAAGGCGCTCTTCGTCATTACCTCGGCCGGCCAGCGTGGCTCGGAGGCCATGAATATTTTGACGCAGGCGGCCAAGGCGTCGGCGATCGGCCTCGGAGATACGGCGGAGATCGCCAGGGCGGTTACGTCGGCGGTCAACGCATACGGAATCGAAAACCTGGACGCCGCTCGAGCGACCGATATCCTCGTCGCGACGGTCCGAGAGGGAAATCTCGAAGCCTCGGAGCTCGCCGGATCCCTCGGCCGTGTCCTGGGGATCGCCGCGGAGACGGGCATTACCTTCGCCGAGGTCGGCGGATTTATCGCGACCTTTACCCGGGTCGGCGTTTCGGCCGAAGAGGCCGTGACGTCCCTCCGGTCGGCCCTGCAAATACTCGCGAAGACGCCTTCGGGCCCGACGGTCGAGGCGCTCGATAAGATCAATTTCTCCGTCGATCAATTGCGGCAAAGCGTAAAGGAAAAAGGTCTCGCGGCGGCCTTCCTCGACCTGACGAAGCGGCTCCGGGATGCCGGGATCCAGGTCGCCGAAGTCTTCCCGAATCTCCGGGCCCTTTCGGGCATCCTGGCGGTCACCGGATCCCAGGCCGATATCTTCGCCGAGAATACCGAGAAGATCGCCGACTCGCTCGGGATCGTCGACGAGGGCTTCGAGCGGACCAGGCAGGAAGCCGACTTTCTCTTCCGCCAGCTTAAGACGTCCCTCTCCGCGATCGTAACCGAGCTCGGGACGAAGCTCCTTCCCATCGTCATCTCCGACGTAATTCCAGCCTTACAATCTTTTCTCAAGCTCGTCGGCTCCCTCGCCGAGAGCTTCGGGAATCTCTCCACGCCAATGCAAAAGGTCATCCTGGCGGTCGGCGGACTCCTGGCCGCTCTCGGGCCGATCCTCCTTATCGTCGGGCCCATCGTCTCGGGTATCGGATCTCTCGTCTTGGCCGCCGCGGCCTTGGGAGCCGGCGCCGCGGCCGGCGGCGGGGCGATGCTTACCTTCGGCGGAATCCTCTCGGGCCTCCTGCCCATCCTCGCGACCCTGGCGATCGCTCTCTCGACGGTTTTTGTCTTCGGCTTCGCCGCGTTCAAGGTCGCAGAATTTGCCTCGGCGGCCCAGGATTTCGCGGACATTTCGGCCCAGGTCTCCCGCGACGCTCAAGATATGAGTACCTCGGTACTCGGATCCTTTAACGCTCTCCGCCAGGCGGCGGCCGGCGATCTCTTCCCGCCTGATATCGGAGAGAGCCTCGACGAGCTCTTCGCAAGATTCCAAGAGACCCAAGACCTGGAGAGCTTTCGAAACGGCCTCGAGCTCGTCGGCCTGAAAATGAAAGATATCCAGGAGCAGGCCCAGCCGACCGCGGAGGAGCTCGAGAATCTCGCCCGGGTCGAGAGAGAAGCGGCCGAGGCAACGGAGGCCCTGGCGGCCGAGCAGTCGGCGGCGGCGGCGGCCTCCGAGAAGCAGGCGGAAGCGGCGGCCAAGTCGGCCGAGCGCCTGGCCAAGGCCCAGAAGCTCGCGGCCGAATCAACGAAGAATTCTCTCCAGCCTTTCCGAAATCTGACGGCTCAATTTAACCTGGCCAAGGAGGCCGGGACGTCGGCCGCAGAATTCGCGCTCGCCTTCGCGGACCAAATCGAGGCGGCCGGCCTGAAAGCAGACGGCGCCGCTCGGCTCTTCGCGGCGATGGATATCGAGATCGAGAAACTTCCGCCCGATCTCCAGGCGGCGGTCCAGGCTTTAAGACTGGCGAATGCGGAAATCAAGACGCTCGGAATCTCGAGCCTTCTCGCCGGCCAGGCGATCCCGCAATTAAGCCTCGCGGTCCGGGATTTCGAAGGCCGGCTTAAGAGCCTGAGCGGGCCCGCGGACGCCGCGGCTCAAGACGTCTTACGCCTCGCGAAGACCCAGAAGGAGCTCGACAAAGAAACGAAGGAGGCCGGCGACGAAATCAATAAGCTCGAGCGCGAGATCGCCGATTACGCGAGCCTCGGAGTATCGGCCGAGAGAATCACCGCGAAATTTGGGACCAGGATCTCGGCGGCGGCGAAAAGCGCCAAGCTCTTCGGGGTCGAGCTCGGCAAAAATACCAAGGCATTTATCGCGGACTCGGAGGCGAAGAAGCGGAATATCGAGCTCGCCGACGACTTTCGGGAATCCTGGAATAATGCGATCGGCGACGTCCTGGGGAATTTCTTAAAATCAATCCAGACGATGGATTTCTCCTTTAAGGGCCTGGCGAATAGCCTCCTCGATACGGTCAAAAATCTGGGCCGGACGATGCTCTCTCTTTTCGCCGGGTCGATCTTTAAGCCCATCCTCAAGATCGGGCAACGCTTCGCCTCAAACCTGGCCGATACGATCTTTTCAAAGCTCGCCGGCGCAAAGGGCCCGGCCGGAGGTCTGCTCGGCGGCCTCAATATCGGCGGTACGTTTAAATCGATCGGCTCGACAATCGGGACGGCCTTCTCAAAATTGGCTCCGCTCCTGACGAATCCGATTACGGGCGCCATCGTGGGAATCGGCCTCGCGATCTTCGGCGCCTTTAAGCTCTTTACGAAAACACCTCTGGAAGCGGGCGTAAAGGAGGTTATGCGAGACTTCGGCGTCGAGGTATCCAAGGATACCCTTACGGGCTTTACCGAGGGCCTGGGGCTCTCTGAGGAGCAATTTAAGCCTATTCGTAAGGATATCCTGGCGAGCCCGCTCGCCTTCCGGGATATCCTCCTTCCGGCGGCCCAGGCGACCGGCTCGGTCGACGAGCTTATCGCCTCCTTCGCAAATCTCGAGGCATTCGGCCAGGTTTTCGATCTCTCGGCCGAAGCGGCCGCCGCCGCCGAAGGGGATTTCGAAGCATTCAATAAGAGATTTATCGAGATTTTCGGCGAGGGCGGGATCCGCTCGGTCGGCGGGGCCGAGGCTTTCACCGTCAAGAGCGCCGAGGAATTGGCCGAGGAAGAGGGCCCGGGCGTCCGTACCGCCGAGCAATTGGGCGACGTCTTTATCGATCGCCTGGATATGCTTATCCAGACCTTCGGCGAGGGATTCGAGCTCTTGGTCGAGAAGCTCCAGGAAATCGTCGATTCGCTTACGGCCTTGACCACGGTCGATGCGGAAGAGGAGGGCCTCCTCCCAGGCGGCGGGATCCCGGGCGGGTCGATTACGATCAATATCCAGGCGCTCGACTCGGCGACCTTCCGGGAATTCCTGGCCGGCGATGGCGGCGACGCCTTTATCGAGGAGCTCTTCCTCCGGCGTCAGGAGCAAATGCTCGAGGTCGTCGGATCGGCGCAGAAGGGAGTAGGAGAATAATGCCCGATATCGTCCCTTTACTTTTGAACGTCAGCGAAGGCGGATCCGACTCCGGCATTTGGTTTACAGATACTTATACGCCTCCCGTAAATAAGACGATCATCCTCGTAACGAATGGCGTCCAGGTCGCGGTCTCGCCTCCGCCGATTATCCCGGCGGTCATCGGGAATGGGGTCTCTTGGTCCCTGCTCGCGAGCATACTTTACGAGCATGGCGGGGTCGACCGGGCCCGGCTCTCGGTCTTCCGTGGCCTGACCCAGGCGCCGACGACCGGGACGACTTCGGTCGGATATAACCGTACCATGCTCCGCCAGTCGATCACGGTATTCGAATTCTCGAATACCGATATCGGAAATCTGGGAGTAAATGCGATCGTCGGGACGCCTGGCCAGGTCGAGATCGCTTCGAGCTCGGGCCTTAATCCATCTCTGGCCGTCCCGGCCGGCGAGGATCTCGCGAATTCTCAAATCGGGATCTTGGGATATGCGGAGCCGAATATGTCGGTATCTCCGGGGATCGGATTTGTAACCCTGATAAATAATCCGACGGGCGAGGGCGGAGGTCATTATTTGGAAATGTCGCAAGTCGTTTTACCGGCCGTTGATTTTATTGTGAGCTCCGACCCGACCTTCGTTATCGTCGCGCTCGAGCTTCGAAACGCGACGCCGGCGCCGCCGGAAGGGGCCGCCCAGGTCCAGGGCCGGCCGGCGTTTTTGTCTGGGAATCTTATTACTTAATCATCTCGATTATCCTCCTTCCAAATTGCCCGGGAGATCGTCCGCTCCTCCTTCTCGGAGAAGCCGGCGTCGATCGAGTATGCATTCTTCCAGGTCCGGCCGGTCCGGCCTCCCAGGTAAAAGGTAAAGGGCCGATCCGCCGTATCGAGATATCCCTCGGCGATAAAGGTCCGGTAAGGGCCGTCGCGCTCGGTCCGAAAGGCGATCTCTTTTACCCGGCTCATCGATTGAGCTCTCCCGGGTAAGACTCGTCGAAGCAGGGCGCATGGAAAGGGAGCCATTTCGTAAAGGGTACGATTTGGCCTCGGCCCTGGATTGCGTTCGAGGTATCGCGGGAGCCTTCGATTTTTCGAAAGGTCGCGAGCTCGCCGTCTTGGATGAGGCGGGAGCAGGCTCGGCACCGCTTCCGGCGCCGGCCAAGTTTTCGATAGGTGCTTGTAAAGTATTCCATTTCGCCGCTCCTAGATGATGTTGCAAAGTAATTGGATGGCGGCGACGAAGGCGTCGGAATCTTCGCGGGAGTAATCGCCCGAGATGGCCATCCAGGTACCTTCGAAATTGTATCCCTTGCATACGGGAAACTCTTTATCTTCTCCCCAGACGTTGAAGGTATCGCCGAGAGCGCCGTCGATGACCAGGCGGAAATCATAACCGTACACTTCGAAAGATCCGTCGTTTTTGATTCGGACCTTGATCTCTTCGCCGGTCCAGTTCGCTTTGTTGATCGTAATAACTCTCATGGTCGTTTTGCTCCTTTTCGTTGTTTCGGTTTTCGTTGTTCGTTTCATCTATATATAGAATACCCGACTTGCTGGGTTATAGTCAAGTAAAAACCGATCTTTTTTCATTTTTATTTTTACTCGGATTTGACGACTTTTTCGTAACCGCCATTCCCTTCGCAGGCGTCGCATTTATCGGCGGGCTCCCATCGGGTCGCCTTGGAGTAAATGCCGGAGCCTTCGCATTCCCAGCATTTGACGAAGATAACTTCTTCGTCGTTTTCGATGGTCATCGGGATTTCTTTTCGGTCCGCGTATTCATCTTCGAAGGTCATTTCGTTTTCTCCTTTTTTTCTTACTTGATCTCGCAGGCGAGCGGGCCGTTATTGACGTCGAAGTCGCGGCGGCGGAGCATCGCGGTATTAACGGCGGGGTTATTAAAATCGTCGTCGGTCGGGATTACGATCCCTTCCTCGACCAGGCTTACTCGGAGCTCCTCGAGGATTTCGTCTCTGGGATCGATTTCGTTTTCGTTAATCCAAACATCGTGGGTCTTCGTTGTTTTAATCATATTACTATAATACCCGACTCGCTCGGTTATTGTCAAGCAAAATCGTATCTTTTTTCGATTTATTTTCGAGGCCAAAATATGTCGCTTATTACGGTCACGTCCGAAGACCCGACCTTCCCAAAAGAGAATCTTATCGACGGCGATTACTCGGCGCCTTTTCGTTTTAATTCCCTCAACGGCGGGACCATCGAGATCGATTTCCTGACGCCTCGGACCTTCGATACGATCTTTATCGGTAACCATAATTTCGACCCGGTCGCGACGATCACGGTCAAGGTCGGAGCCTCCTCTCCTCCGACGACGATCGTCGATACGCCGGCTTACCGGGCGAAGAATATCGTCTCGAAGCCGACCCTCCAGACCTTTCGATTTCTCTCGATTGAAATCCTCGATAGTAACTCGGCCCTGACCCAAATCGGCGAGCTCGTCGTCGGCCGGCGGACGGTACTCCCTCGCGGGATACAATTCGGATTTACTCCCGGGATCCAGCAAGAGACAATCCAAGAGCGGACGAATCGAGGAAAGCGGTACGCCTTGGAATTATTCGAGCTCGAGCGGCGCGATTATTCTTTCCGCTTCCCGGAATCGGAGCGGGCCCAATTTCTGGCATTCTGGAAGGGCGTCTCGGGATCGATCGATCCGTTTGTCTGGATCGAAAACGATTCCCAGGCGGACCCGGTCGAGAGCCTCTTCGTCTCGATCGAGACGGCCGGCTTTAATCCTCGAGAGGAGAGCGAGCCGGCGCCCGATCCGGTCTTCGAATGGGCCGTGACTTTAATCGAGGAGGGTCTCGGCGCCGAGATCGAGCTTTAAGATATGCCCGATATCACTCAAACCTTATTAACCTCGGCTTATGATCCCGCGAATCATATCGTTTATAATACGGCCTCGATTTCTCCAGGGGCGGATAAATTAATCCTGGCATTTATCTCCGGCGCCGACAATTTCCAGAATGAAAATATGACCGTGGTCTCGGTCACCGGCGCCGGCCTGACCTGGGTAAAAATCGCCGAGGTCCAGTATCAGAAATCCGCGGGCGATGGGACCGAGCGATCGGTCCTCGCTGTTTTTCGGGCCCTGGATCCCTCGCCTTCGACCGGCGGGCTCGCGATTACCTTCTCGTCGGGGGCGAGCGATGGCCTTTGGGCGATCGTCGAATTCGACAATATGGATACCTCCGGGACCGACGGCTCCGGCGCTATCGTCCAGGTCGAGACCAATGTCGCGGACTCCGTAACCTCTCTTGCCGCGACCCTGGCCATTTTTGGGGATCCCGCGAATGCGGCCGTCGGCGGATTTGGGGTCCACGGTAATGTCAATTTTACGCCAGGCTCGGGATTTACCGAGATCGTCGAGGAGCCTGGCGGCCTGAGCCTCCAGGCTCAATTTCGGGTCGACCCGCCGATACCTCCGACGATCGACGCGAGCCATAACGGCGCCGCGGCGGCGATGGCCGTAATTGGGATCGAGATAAGAAACGCGACGCCGGCGCCGCCGACGGAAATCGTCGGTACCGATACGATCGACCTGGCGACCGATCCCGAGACGTCGACAATTGACGTCGCCAAGGCCGCGGCCGATACGGCCGGCCTGACTATCGACGAGGGCCTGGCGGAGCGCCTGGAGCAACCGGGCGGGATCCTGACGGGCTTCGACGCCGTCGCCTTGGGAGATTTCGCCGAATTCGGCTCCGTTATCCCATTTGTGGCCGTCGAGAATGACCCAGGCGACGCGATCGTCCTGACGGGCGAAGCCCTGCCTTCGTTTATCGAGGGCCCGGTCTCGGTCGCCAAGACCTTGATTATCGCCGAGATTAAACTTACTGGCGGGACGCTTTACCGGGCCGCGAAAGGGATCCGCCATCCGACCCGTATGTATGTCGGGAAGGTCAAGTCTTTCGGCTCGATTATTCGATCGATCCAGGTACCTTCGGGCCTCGCTCAAATCGGCGACGCCGAGCTCACGATCGTCGATACGGATGGCGAGCTCCGCCGGCTTATGTCGGAGACGCCTCCGCAGAATCGCGAGGTCGTCATCAAGATCGGAGGCGAAGGAGAGAGCGAGGCAATTTTTCAAATCGCATATACCGGGACCATCGTACACGCGACTTTCCCGCCGGGCCTGGCGAAGCTCCGGGTCTCGGATAATACTTTTAAGTTTTTACAGGAGAAACTTCCCGACCTTTTGACCCGGGAGAATTTCACGCCCGACCCGGTCTTCGCGAGAAATATCCGCCAGCGGACCGAGGGCCGATTCGACGAGACGGAAATCTTTTCGCCGATCGTCTTCGGGATCCTCGACTCGACGGGCCTCGACGTCACCGGCTCAATGAATGCGGTACGCCTCGACTCGACGACCTTTAATCTCGCCCAGCATCCTATCCCGCATGGTCCGATCCGAATCTTTATTAAAGATCCTGACGCGAGGCCGGAGCCGGATCAATCCTTTATCGAGCAGGTCGGAGGCTTCTCGATTGTCGAGGTCGCCAAGACCATCGACGGGATCGATTATATTTTTACGCACGTCGTTTTCGGGACTGGCCAGGCCGACGGCTTCGAGGTCCGATGGGATGGCGAAGGGATGACCGATACGGGCGACCAATTCGGGACGCCGGTCCGAAATCCTGCGGAGGCGATCCTCCTATACCTGACAAGAATCGCGGGACGGGATCCCGGGACGGAGCTCGACCTTATCGGCTTCGACTTCGCCGGCGAGATCATGGCCGAGGTCGCGACCGGAGGGCCGGCGCCCGGCTTCTTTTGCGATGGAGCGATCACTCAACGGATGAATCACCGGGAGGCCCTGGCCAGGATGACCAGGTCTTTCGGAATCTTCCTCTTTACCAACAAAGACGGCCGGATTACGATCCGCTATATCGCCGGCTCGAATCCAGACCGGACTATCCTCGACGACGTCCAGGATATTTACGTCCGAAGCGAGACGCATTCGCTCGCGAGGCCGATCATTAACGAGGTCAAGCTCCAGTATATCCGTATGTTTTCCGAGCAGTCCTGGCAGGGCCTTTTAAATGTCCGGGACGACGCCGCGGTCGATTCTCTCCAACGGGTCGAGAGTAAAGACCTTAAGCTCTTTTTCGTCCGCGATGATTTCGTCGCCGACCGGGTCGCGAGGGATTTCTTACAGTTCTCAAATCCCGGATCTTTCCGCATCGTCATGACCATACCAGGCCATCGTCGGACGGCCGACGTCGAGCTCGCCGAGCTTATCGGCGTCACCAATTATTCGGGCCTGGATCCCTCCGGCCGAGGATACGAGAATAGGGAATTCCTCATACAGAAAACAGAATTTCGGACCGACTCGAAAGAGCTCCGGGTCTTCGCGGTCGCTCGGGTCGAGCCTCCGGTCCTGGGGCTTACCAATTCGACGAGCCTCGAATTTTTCTTTCCAGTCGTTGCGGCCGATGGGCTCTTCGAAAACGGCTTTTGGCTTGAGCTCACCGGGCGGCCTCCATTGGGGGGTCAAGAGCCTGTGACCGGATTCCCAAATCCGGTCGTCCTGCCATTTACTCCGAAGTGGATTACGATCGAGGTCGCCAATGGATTCGGGGGCTTTCCAGGCGTCCCGGTTCCCACGATCGGGATCCTGGATTTCGGGAGGGGCGTCCCGGGCCAGGTCGAGCCCGTCCTGGAGGGGATCGCAATCATTACAGACCAGCAGGGGGTCGATGGTCGGAGCTCGAGGCAATACTCCTTCCCGTATGAAGGATGGCAAAAAGACGACCGGGTCTTCGTCAGGGCGAGAGACAACCAAGACGGCCCAGCCGAGAGCGCACCTCAAACGCACGACTGGCTAGGCGATCTCACTTTCTGGAGTTAATCGATGGCAGAAATTAAAAGCTCGGGATCGTCGAAGGTGGAAATTCCATCGGATTCAGCGGTCGGAGTTTTCGGTCCCTGGACGGCTTTATTTATGGGCGTTAATCAGGCGACCCATCCGATTACTTTTGATTCCTCCTGGGCCTTGTTGGTGATGGGGGTCGATTTACTTATTGGTACTCAGCATGACGTGGAGATCGGGGTCGGGCCGACGTCGCCGCCGGCCGAGACTGTCTGGGGCCCGATGAAATTTTACGCCCGCTCAACGGGCGGCGGCCGCGGGACGAATTGTAATTACTCCTTCCCGTTAAAGCTCTCGGCCGGGGATCAATTGTGGGCGAGATGCAGAAAAGTAACGGGCGCGGTGGGCATCCAGGAGATCCTTTTATTCTTGACCGTAAGCGACCAATTCCAGCCGGTCCGGCCGGCGACGGTCCATCTCTCCACGACCGTTCTTTTCCAGCCGGTCGGAGGATTCATAAACGCGCCGACGACGCCGGCCGGCGTTCGGTTTCCTGGGGATAATCTCCTGGGCCTTTGGTATGAGATGACGACACCGAATGAGGGGCTCGGTTTTAATGCCTCTTGGCTCTCGATTTGTGCGGACGCAATTCAGAATCCAACGCTCAATGCGCGATGGCAATTGGGGGCGGTCCAACCAGGGGAGGGCTCCCCGCCAAATTTGCCGGAGTTAATCGACGTCGGCTTTACGAGCTTGGGCGGAGGATTTGGTGGCATCCATGTTTCAGTCATGGCGGACGTTATGAATTTTCCGATCCCTTGGGAAAAGGGCGACTCGGTTTGGATCAGGGGCGCCGTATTCAGAGAAGTTAATGCAAATCCTGTTTTGAATTTTATTGACTTCAAGATTGCCGCGACGTTTTGGGGGAATCCATGAGCCAACAATTATCTCCAAAACTTATCGTCGGGAATGGGTTTCCTCCGAGGAACAATCCGGGACCGTGGCAGGAGTTAATCGACGTGGTGGAATTCGATACGAGGTGGGCGATGATCTCTTGGTTTTGGATTCCCACAAGCGGACACGATGATGGCAATATAGAGATCGGGATCGGGCCGTTGGATCAGGAGGAGAGAAAATGGAAATCCTTTTGTGGATTTACCAGCGGAGGCGGTTTGGAATTTGACGATACGGGGCACGTCAAATATATACCTTTCAATTTCAAAAAAGGCGACCGGGTTTCCGTGGCGATGGCCGGGGTAAGGGCATTTTTTGGGGTCACAATGGAGATCCAATTACAACTTTTTTCTTTTTGAGCGGAGGAATAGATGCGAGATATGGCGAGGATCGGATGGGGCTTCGAGGTCCAGAAGTATAAGATCAACATCAAGACGCCGGAGAAGATCCCGCCAGGGACGATATGGAGGCCGGACGGGCAAATCTGGACGCCTTCCGGCCGGCTCATTACCGGCCAGAATGTCATTATCGACCTGGCGCAAATCGAGCTCATAAAAATCTGGCGGGCGATCCAGGGCTCGGTAAGACAAATCGAGCAAATCGCGGTCGGGTCCGGGCTCTCGGATCCGCTCGATACCGATACGATCCTCGAGGCCGAGCTCGACTCGAAAGATATCGACCTTTGGATCGATGACGATATTACTCCCGACTCTGCGGGGCTCTCTCTCGTAAAGGCCGCGGTCGTCTGGCTCTCTCTGGAGGCCGTCGGAAGAATCTCCGAGATCGGTCTCAAATTTGATAATGGCGACCTGGTCACCCATGCTCTATTTAAGAAGCTCTCGATCTCAAATATTACCCAGGCAAATCCGGCCGTCGTAACGACGTCGGTAAATCATGACCTGGCGACCGGCGACGAGATCCATATCGACAACGTCGTCGGGATGACCGAAGTAAACGACCGCGACTTCGTTATCACGGTTATCGACGCCGACGAATTCTCTCTCGATGGAGAAGACTCGAGCGGCCATACGGCTTACTCTTCCGCCGGCGACGTCTGGCTCGTCGTAACGAAGACGACCGGCGAGGTCGTCCAGACCAATTACGTTATAACGATGGCCGCCTGATGCTTCTTTACCTGGACCGTTTCAGCAATTCGGCGGAGGATACCCTCGGGCTTTTACGTCGAGGGAATTCGGACCCTCTCCTCTTCTTATGCTTTACCCTCGAAGACGAGGAGAGAGCCATCAAGAAATTCGGCGAGACTCGGATCCCGGCCGGGACGTATCGGCTTCGCCTGCGGACCGCCGGCAAGCTCGACGGGATTTACGCGAAGAGGTATTCTTTCCATAAAGGTATGCTCTGGATCCCGGAGGTCGAAAATTTCAAATGGATTTATTTTCACACCGGAAACAACGATGACCATACGGACGGCTGTATCTTGGTCGGCGATATGCCTCGGACGAATTTCGTCTCGCCTGGCTCCGATAATCTCATGCAATCCCGCCAGGCTTACGAGCGAATTTATCCGCCGATTGCGAGAGCGATTCGCGATTCCTTTGTCGACCTTACCGTCCGCGATTTCATATAGGAGGGCCCGCGATGTTTTTAAATAAACTTTGGGAGACCGCTTGGCTTCGGATTTTAATCTGGCTCCTGGTCGGGACCGGATCCGGCGGCGCCGCCTTTGCCTGGGGATCCGAAATCTGGGGATCCGTCGAGAGGTCAAGGGAAAACGAGGCGCAAATTACCGCCATGATCGCGGCCTCGGCTCTTCACAATAAAACCGAGGAAGATCAACTTAAGCAAATCCAGGAGGATCTCGCATACTTGAAAATGTTGACCGGGATCGCCCAGGTCCGCACGACGGGCGACGAGCTCACGGCGGCCGTAAATACGAAATCTCTCGCTCTGCGATTCCGGCCAGGCCAGGAAGTATGGGTTACCAATTACACCGACCCGGGAGACGTCCGCGTAAAGGTCAAGATCGAAGAGCGATCGTTTCGGGACGACGCCGATATTCTTATGCGATTGAGCCGGCGAGCGGGCGAAGCTCTGGAGGTTACCGAGAGCGAGATCGACGTCGGGCTCGAGCCTGTTATCATCGAAAAATAAGGAGGGCAAAGACGAAGACTCGAGAGTATATTCCGAGCAAGGGATCCATTACCGGGCGCCAGGTAATCGTCGACCTGGCCGAGGATGATCTCGACCCGGTCGTCGACCGAGCCGAGGAGGTCGTCCCGGTCGTCCCGGTCATCCGCCTGGCCGTCGAGCAATTGCGGGCCGAGGTCAAAGAGAAGGGCCTCGCCGAGGAGGATATGGTCTCGTTTCTCCGATCCGGTCGACGCCGGCGACGGCGGCCCAGGATCCCGGCGACGGAGAGATGGCGCGAAAGTAAATCCGTCCGACTGGAATTAAATCGGCTGGCGAAGATGAGGATCCAGAAGAATACGGACGGCCGGCCAGACTTCCATTATGCGCGGCCCTTATCCGACCTGGCGATCGTCCCGGCGTCGGAGCTCCGCCTGGGTCGAAATGCGAGATCCTTTATCGGGTCGTCATCGGGGGCGAAGCGATCCCAAAAAGGCCGGCGGAAATACTCGAGCCGATTCGATGATATTCTTCGGGAGTATGGGGTCGAGGTCGAGACCAGGTATATCGGGGCGGAGGAGGTCAACCGCCGGATCGACGAGCGTCTCGAGGCGATGAATGGAGAAGCCAAGCGGCGAGCCGGCCAGGAGATCGAAGAGCGGGCGGACCTATACGAATCAATGGAGAGGATCCTCGGCCGGCGACCAAGGCCGCGAGACTTATTCCTCAACGTCGGGAATTGGTAAAAGGAGGAAGCGATGGCAAATTTTTGGGGGCCCGTCGGTAAATGGGCCCGGGGTCTTATCGGGGCTTTTATCCAGGGCGGCGCGACAACGATTACCGTAATGATCGTCGACCCGCAAACCTTTAACATCGCGGACGGCCTGGCGAATGTCGGGATCGTTGCGCTTGTTTCGGGAGGTCTCGGCGCCGCTTTGTTTTTGTCGAAGCATCCTCTCCCGGAATGGCTCGGAGGAGAGTAAAATATGAGAAGAATAACGCCGCTTTTGCTTTTGGTTTTTATCCTGGCCGGATGCGCCGGCCGGAATCCTTTAACGATTTACCGGCCGAATGCTCGGACGCCTCTCGAGGAGCGAGCATATAATACCCTGCTCGTATCGGAGAGAATGATCTCGACCGCCGAGGCCAGTAACGCGGCCGGGACGCTTCCCGAATTTATGCGGCCGATCGTCGACGGATTAATCGACGCCCATAACCTGGCCAAGGTCTCGGCCGATGCTTACGTCGCCTTAATCGATGCAGGAGACGACGAGGAGGCCGCCCAGGAGCTCGTCGACCTGCTCTTCGACCTGGACGATATGATCTCGAAAATGTTTCAAAGAGGAGGCCCTTAAATGAATCCCTTACTTTTAATTTTGATCGAGGCCGGATTTAAAATCGGAGCCTCTCACATGGGCTCGGGAGGCGGGACCGTCATCAAGACCGCCGACTTTATTATGGACGCCGCTCGAGCTCTCGATGATCTCTATAAAGAGGAGACGGGCGAGCCTCTCGACTGGAGTAAGATCCGACTCCATGAGCATCTCCCGCCGGCCGGATCCTCTCCGACCTTACCCGGGATTTCCGAAACGCCCGAGACGTCCGAATCCGAAGATCCGAGCCTCATCGATCCGCCGGCCGACGGCGAATAACAGGCCCGAAAAGGCGCCAGGATTTTACGATGGTCCCGAAACGGTTTACGAATTAACCCGACCGGGCGGGTTTTATTTTACGACGAAAATAAATCTCCCCCTTTTTGCAGCCGTAACCCTCACGCGATCAACGGCTTACGAGGATTTTATTTTTACGATCGCTTTATAACCCGACGGTAAAAAAGCCCAAAATAGCCATCGTAAAATTTACGATGACCCATACGCGCCGGGTTATTCCCTCCTTCCTCAATCCCCACAAATACCTGACCCTCCAATACTTCCGGCCGAATTACGTCCCGCCTCGATAGCCTATCGGTTTTTTTCGATAGCCTATCAAAAAAGGGTACCCTATCCTTTTTTAAAACCATATAGCCTATCCCTTTTCGATACCCTATCAAGGCCCGCTCAATAAGAGGTATTATATTCTTACGCACGTTATCGGATTCGGAGAAGACCCTCCCAGGAGAAGAATTTTAAATTCGGATCGGACTCTTATCCGATAACGTATGCGCGAGATAAAAGCCGGCCCGCCCGGATCTTAAAAATTTACACCGAAAGCTCTTGGATCCACGAAGCCGAAATGATACGATCCCAGAAATGGAAACATCGAAAAGATCAAAACCGACCAAGCGACAATCCTCCCGAATATTTCCCGTCCGATCCTGGCCGGGTCCGATAAATCCCATCCGCATAATCTACTCCGGCGTTTTGGTATTTTGCCGCCGGAGAAGCCAGGCCCAATTTCTGGCATTCGTCCGCAAGGATGGGAAGGGCGTCTCTCGGCAGATGGCGGCGCCTGGTTCGAGTAAGCCGGGCGAATCTTCTCGAAGGGAAAGGATCGATGCGAAGGGCCGTCGGTCGGAAAAGGTAATCGATCCCGGCGAGAGATACGGGGCCCGGGGTAACCTCGCCAGAAATAAAATCAGGCTTCGCGAGAGGTATCTCTTTCGTTACTTCGACCAACGGATGAGCGGGAGCGTGTCCAGGAAAATCTCGCGGGGCCCGATGGTCTCGTCTTCATGATCCGGCGCCGCCGGATCCCAAATATCGCGGCGCGATAATCGAAGGCGGGACCTTCTCCAGGGACAAGGGGAGGTAAAAAAAAAGAGGCGAGCCGACCAAGACCCGCCTCAAACAACGAAAAGAAAACACGACCAATCGAAATCGATCGCCGGCCGAGGGACCGAAAAACCCCGCGAGCCGTTGCTATTAATATAACCGAAAGGAGCGACCAAAATCAACATGACCAACAAAAAACAGAAAGAAGAGACCCAGAAAAAAGGAGACCCAGGTCCGACGCCGAAGGCGGAATCGAAGGCGCCGGCGGCCCGCAAACCGAGAGAAGATTTATATCCTCGTCTCGCCCGGGTCCTGGCAAAAATCGAGATGATTCCGAAGGAGGGACGTAACGATTTCCACGAATACGATTACGTTAAAGAAGACACATTGACCGAGCAAATCCGGCCCATGCTGGCGGACGAAGGTATCTCTTTAATCTTCGGCGCCGAGGAGGTCATCCTCGCCGAGAATTGTATAACCCTGGTCCGATGCACGTTTACCCTCGGATGCGATTTCGGCGAGCCGATTACGACGACGGTATGGGGCGCCGGCCGCGACGCGGATAGTAAAGGGAATCGCGGAGACAAAGGAATTTATAAGGCGATGACCGGAGCCATGAAGTATTTTTTATATAAGACCTTCCTCGTCTCGACTGGCGACGACGTCGAGATCGAGCCGCCGGCCGGCGACCAAGGTCTTCGCATTACTCCAGGCCAAGTTAAAGAGCTCGCGAAATTCAAGGGCGACGAGCGCCTCGACGAAGAGGTAAAGAAATGGATCGCGAAAATGATCGACGACGGCGGAAGCCAGGCCGCGGCCGGGAGGATAATCGCCGAGGCGAAGAAACAAATCCAAGCATTTACCGCGAAGCAGAAGGAGGCCCTGGACGCCGAAGAGAAGGGAGAAGAAGGCGAGCCCGATAAGCCAGGCCATGAGCCCGACCAGCATCCAAGAGAAGAGCCAATGGACGATGACGATATCCCATTTTAAAAGGAGGAGAGAAGAGAATGGCAAAGAAAAAAGACGAAGAGATGGTAAGCCTTCGGGAGACGAGCGACCGCCTGGTCGATATCTTCCTCGAGCTCGAAGAATCTGGCGGAGAGCTTACGCCGGAGCTCGAGGCGGACCTGGCGAAATATACGGAGAATCGAAAGGTCAAGGCCGAGCGGATCGTCCTATTTGCGCGACGCATGAAAAGCCAGGCCGGCGCCTTGAAAGCGGAGACGCGAGAGCTCTCGGAGATGGCCGCCAAGAAGACCAGGGCCGCGGACAATATCGAGCGGTATCTCCTGGCCGAGATGCAGGCGCTCGGCGAGAAGAAAATCCATACGGAAAAGTTTACGATCACGCGGGCCCGGATCGGAATCCCGAGGATCGATACGGACGTCGAGGTCGAGAAGGTCCCGAGGAAATTTATACGGATAATCCCGGAGGAGCGGCGCCTCGATAAGAAGGTCGTCCTGGCGATCATGAAGGCGTCGAAAGGGATCCCGGCCGAGGTCGGAGTATATAACGTCGAGCTCTCCGGCTGTAAATTCTCGGTCGTCGTTTCGGAGCGCCTGGCGGTATCCTGATGAGATTCGCGACCATCTCGACGGCCTTCTGGGAAGATGAGAAAATCAAGAGATGCCACTGGATGGAGAAATTTGTAATGCTCCATCTCCTGACCCGAGAAGAGATGACCAACGTCGGCTATATCGCGATCGATCTGGAAGAGGTCCGGGTCGAAATCAATTCGAATAAGCAAAACTCGAATCGATGGGTCGGCCGATCTCCGATTAAGGGGTCGGAAATCCGCGACGTACTTAACTCTCTCCGGCGCCGGCGTATTATCATGCTCAAGACCGAGGGCCTCGTCTCGATTTTTTTCGTCAATTTCTTACGTCATGCGGCCTGGCCGCCGACGGTTACCCGAGGATGGCCGAGGATCATCCGGGCCGCGGCGCCGCCGGCGAAGATCGAGGTCGCGATGCGGAAGACCTGCGTCGCCTTTTGCCGAAAGCGAGGGATACTTGTACCGCCTGGCCTGGCTCCGCGCCATCGTTAAAAAAACCTTCCGGCGTTTCTTCGTCGTGATCGAGTTTCACTGGCCGACTCTTGGAGAGAGCCATCGGTACCGGGTCCGGCCGATGCGCGAAGACGAGGTCGTCATCTTGATTTGGTCGTTTTACGGGAGCAAGCTCTCGAGCGACCAAATTAAATCGGTCCTGGGTAAGATGCTCGGGACTGGCCAGGCCGACGAGAAGACGATCCAGAAGGCCGTCGACCATTGTGAGGGCGTCGTCAATCGGATGGATAACAAATGGGGCCCGCTCGTTTCGACCTTGATCCAATGAGATTATTCGACCAATTGCCGACCGAGAAAATCGAGCTTCGAGATTATCAGACCAAGGCCGTCGAGGATCTCCGCGAATCATTCCGAGGCGGAAATCGTCGGCTCCTTCTCCAGGCCGGGACGGGATCCGGGAAGACGATTATCGCGGCCGAGATTATGAAGAATGCGGTCGCGAAAGGGAAGTACGTTTTATTCCTCGCGCATCGCCGGGAGCTTATCGACCAATGCTCGGACAAGCTCGACCGCTTCGGGGTCGATCACGGTATCATAATGGCCGGCCGCCAAGGTCGGATAATGCAGAAGGTCCAGGTCGCTTCGATCCAAACCTTATGGGCCCGGGCGATTAAAAAAACTCGGATGCATCTCCCGCCGACCGACCTTATCGTCCTGGACGAATGTCACCGATCCCTCTCCAAAACGTACCGGCATTTAATCGACGCATATCCCGAGGCGACCGTCCTGGGCCTGACGGCGACGCCATGCAGGGGAGACGGCCGAGGGCTGGGCGAAATATACGACTCGATGATCTCCTGCCCGCCCGTCTCGGAGCTCACGGCCTTGGGCTTCCTCGTCCCGGTAAGGTATTACGCGCCGTCGGCGCCGGACCTGACCGGCGTCAAAATGCGGATGGGAGACTATGCCGAGAATCAACTGGCGGAGCGGATGGATAAGAAGCCGCTCGTCGGATCCATCGTCGAGAATTGGGCCCGCCTGGCCGAGGGCCGCCAGACCGTCATCTTCGCCGCCGGCGTAAAGCATTCGATCCATATCGCCGAGGAATTCCAGAAGGCCGGCGTCCGGGCCGCCCATCTTGACGGCGAGACGCCGCTCGACGAGCGAGAGAAGATCCTCTCGGATCTCTGGGATGGATCGATAACGATCGTTTCGAATTGTATGGTCTTGACCGAGGGCTGGGATTGCCCGCCGGTCTCTTGCTGTGTCATCGCCAGGCCGACGAAATCGATCGGGCTTTATATGCAAATGGCCGGCCGGACCCTCCGGCCTTGGCAGGATAAAACCGACTCTCTTTTGATCGATCACGCGGGCGTAATTTACGAGCATGGATTCGTCGACGAGCCGATCCCCTGGGATCTCGACGCGACCCGGAAGGTCCGCGACGCCATCGCAAAAACCAAGACGAAAAAGAGCAAGCCGATTACCTGCCCGGAATGCCGATACGTTTTCGAGGGCCTGGCCGAATGCCCAAAATGCGGATGGGCTCCGAAGAAGCAGGGCGAAGAGTACGCTTGGATAAAAGGCGAGCTCATCGAGGTCAAGAAAAAGCGGATGCCGGCGGCCGCCAGCTATTCGATGGACGAAAAAGAATCCTGGTATCAACAGCTTCGCGGGGTCGCGATCGATCGAGGATTTCGGGATGGATGGATCGCCCATACTTACCGAAAAAAATTCGGCGTATGGCCTGCGAGCCGATTCGGAGATCGGCCGCTTCCGCCTGGTCCCGAGGTCCTGGGATTCGTCCGCCATCTCATGATTAAGTACGCCAGGAAAAAAGCCGCGACCGAGAAGAAGTCGACCGATCGGCCATCCGACGCCAAGGGATACCGCCAGGAGGAGGAGCCGCTCGAGGATACAGCGCCGACGGTCTCGGAGCTTTACAGAATGGAGAGAATGAAAGATTGAGAGAAGATGTTAAAGAGCTCGCCCGCGGTCGATGGTATGGGATCCTGACGACCCTCGGGATTGACGGCGAGCTCCTCAATGGAAAGCACCAGCCTTGCCCGTTTTGTAACGGCGTCGACCGATTCCGTTATACCAATTTCGAAGATAAGGGGATGTATATTTGTAACCAATGCGGAGGCGGATCCGGCTTCGACCTGGCCATGAGATTTACCGGAAGAAACTTCGGCGAGGTCGCCAAGGAAATCGAGGGGATCCTCGGGCTTAATCGGATCCCTCTCGACAACGGCGCCGGCCAGGATACGGCCAAGGCCGGGAAGGCGGCCGAGAAAATCTGGCAGGAATCGAAGAAGATCGAAACGAAGGATAACCCGGTCTGTAAATACCTCCTTCGCCGAGGGCTCGCCGGCGCTCCGGGATCCCTTCGATACCATCCTGGGATCTTCGACGGAGACTCGAAGAGGAAATACCAGGCGATGGTCGCCGAGATCCAAGACTTCCGAGGCGAGCGGTCCGGGATCCATATCACGTTTCTCGAGGAGCTCGACGGGTATTACCAAAAGGCCAGGATCCCGGCGCCGAAGAAGCAGAGAAAAATCGCCCGGACGATCGCCGGCGGAGCGATCCGCCTGACCCTTAAGGGAGGCGACGGATGCCTCGCCGTCGCGGAAGGGATCGAGACCGCGATCGCGGTCCGACAAATGTATGGGACGCCTTGCTGGTCGGCCATGAATTCGAGCGGCCTCGCCTCGTTTAAATTGCCGGAGCCTCCGCCGATCCAATTACATATTTACGCGGACGCGGACAAAAATTACGCCGGCCAGAAGGCCGCTTATCTCCTGGCGAATCGGCTCGCGACGAGAGAGGATTACTTCCAGGTCTTCGTCGAGGCGCCGCCGATCCTGGGGGATTACCTCGACTTCCTCAACGGTCACGCGACGAGACGAGTATGAGAGAGCTCGAGAATTTCCGGCCGGCGATGGAGGAGCTCGAGGTCATTTACGAGGCCGAGATGATGACGACCTGGGAGCAAGGCTTTTACGAAGATATGCTCGAGCATTTCGGCGAGGTCGATTACGGATTCTCGGAGAAGCAAATCGACGCGGTCCTGGCGATGAGAGAAAAATACGACCTGGATATTTTACACCGGAGGGCGAGCGGATGAGATCCTTTTGCGTACTTTGCGGCCGATCGATGATTATCCCGGAGGAGAAGCCGGTACCGATTATTTGCCAGGTCTGCGAAATGATAGATGGCGACGTCCTGGAGAAGGCCATCGCCGAGGGCTCGTTTCTGGCGATAAATGAGGGCTTTAAAAAATTGATCGACGAGGAGGGAGAAAATGACCCGCCCGAAGTATTTGATTAAATGCTCCTGCGAAGAATGCGATTGCCCGAGCGCGACGACCGACGGCGTATGTTTCGAATGCTCCCGAGGTCTTCACGTCACACACTGGAAAGACGGCGAGGTCAAGCGGGCCCAGGCGAAGGCGCCTTGCGAGGTCTGCGGGCTTTACCCATGCGATTGCGCGAGGGACGTATGACTCAATTAAAAAAATGGTACGGATGGATCGCCGAGAAGCCTTGTATCGGATGCGGGAAAGGCTGGGTCGAGGTCTCGCATATCGGTCTTCTCTTCTCAAACAAAACCGGCGACCGGCTTCCGCGAAGAGTCGGCGCCAATAAATGGGCCGTGATTCCGCTCTGCGTCGAATGTCACCGGGAGGGCCCGCGGTCGATTCACAATATCGGCGAGCAACAATGGTACGACGAGAATAATCTCAACGCGACCAGGCTCGCGCTTATCTGGGGATCCTGGCTCGCCGGCTTCCTGGAGGGCGAGGCGCCATGAGTAAGACCTGGGTCGTCCTGGGAAATCTCGCGATTTGTTCGATGGTCGCCGCCGTCGCCTGGCAGGCATGGCGAGACGGGGCGCCGGAGATCGCGGTTATCGGCGGGGCGATTGTCGGCGTCGTCCTGGTCGCAATTTATAACACGATCACCGGGAGGGAATGAATGACCAAAGGGAAGATGACGAAGGCCGAGCAGGCTTTCGCCTGGTACCTCAAGAAGGAGGAGATGGAAGGCCGGGTCGTCGCCTGGTATTTCGAGCGCCTGACCCTGACGCTTACCCGCGGCCGCCGGCCGGGATCCCGGGCGATGGTTTATACTCCCGACTTCCTGGTCGTTTTGCTGGGCCCATCCTTCCGGGTCGTCGAGATCAAGGGACCGTATACCCGGGAAGATTCCGTCTTGAAATTCAAAATGGCGGCCGATTTATTTCCGTATTTCGAATGGCAAATGATACAAATAGGGACGGAAGGAAAGGCGAAGGTCGTCCGCCATATCCCGGCCGCCGATGGAAAAAAACTTTATACGCCTGATGGGTCGGATATTGAAACTCTCCCGGGAGGGATTCAGGGGGAAGGTAACGGTTAATTTTGACGGCGCCGGCCCGAAGGATATCATCGAGCAGAGATACGAAAACCTGGCACAAATGGAGAGCGACCCGGAGGTCGACGACCTTCTCAAGATGGGGAAGAGAATCAAAAATATATGATATTATTTACCGGGGTCTTTTTCTTGGCCTCCTGCCTGGCCGAGAGAGAGCTTCTTTCTGGAGCGGCCGGCATTCCCGCCGGCCGCTTTTATTTCCTCTCGAGGTAACCCATGAAAATTACGGACGTATATTTTTCCCAGGCGACGCCGCTTCTCGGCCGGAGGATGGTCGACCTTTCCGAGCTCAACGGCCTGCAAAATCAAATCCAGGGATTCGTCAAGACGACCGAGACCGTCCGGGATTCGACCCTCGTAAATCTGGCCGGCCCGATCGATGCGGACCTGGTAAATTTTATCCGCCTGGCCAGGGCGAAAGGCCGGCGCCTTTGCCGGATCGTCGACGTCGAGCATACCGCCATCTTCCCGGACTGGCTCGAGGCCCTGGACGTCGTCGTAATTCGATTCCTGACGCCGTCCGGCCTCCAGAATCCCGAGGCTTTTAATCATTCGATTCAATCGCTTTGGTTCGCCCGCCATGAGATCGCGATTTCTTGCCGGGTCCGTACCGACCAGGATCTCCCAATCGTCGAGCTCCTGTATTCATATACGCCGAATGATATCCCGTTTTATATTGAGGTCGACTCGGAGGCGACGATCATCCAAAAGAAATGGCTCCTTCGGGAATTACGTCAAGACCGATTCGCGACCGCCAGGATGGTGATCTCGCCGCTTTGGAAGCCGACCGCATAGTCTGGCCTGCCCGATCCCTTCCTGCCTCTCCTGGGCCCGTTTAAGACCCTTAAAAAAAAGTGAAAATAAATCGAAAAAAGATACGATTTCCCTTGACATAACCCAGCGGGTCGGGTATTATATAGATAGATGTTAAACGTAATCGAAAACAAAAACAACGAAGGAGAAAACGAGATGAAATTGGAAACAGGTCTTCGCATTTATTACACCGGCGATATGGCAAACGACGAGGGCTTCGGGACGATCACCGAATTGAAAAGCGACCGATGGGGCGACCATGTCGAGATCCAAATGGACGACGGTCGCGAGATCAACGTCGACGAGATCGCCATCTCTTCCAAGTACGAAGGTCACGGCGGGACGCGCTTCGTCACGATCGAGGCTTTCAACGATTTCGGCCGAGCCTCTTACGAAAAATTTACCGGGACCGTCCGCGGATTCATCGACGCCAAGTAAACACAAACCAGGCGCCGGCGATCCGGCGCCGCCAACGAAGGAGAAAACGAAATGAAAAAATTGGAATTCGAAAATCACGGAGAATTACAACGGGAAATGGATCGGATCGAAGCCTTCATTAAGATGAAAGATGCGAAATGGAGAGAGCGATTCGAGAATAAGACCATGACGATATTCGTCGAGATCGATACGACGATCCGAAACTGGACCTTCGCCGTACCGCTTACCATCGATATCGGCTTCGGCCGGATGGCCGGATACGTCCCTCGGGATCTCGGGCCGGCCGAGAAGAAGACCGCCCGGCTCCAGTATGAGGTCGAGCAGGTCCGGGCCCATGACGGTTACGCTCCCGGAATGCGGCCGATCATGATCCGCGAGTTTTACCTGGCCGGCCAGACGATCACGGTCAAGCATTTCGAAGACGGCCGGATCGTCGGGTCTTCTCACTGGAAGCTCATCGGCGATATGGTCAAGGCCGGGATGGTCCGCGAGGATGACGTCGAGCCCGGGACCTGCGGCGACCGAGAAGTCTTCTTCGTCATCGGCGGGATCGGGATCCCGAAATAATACCCTCCTCCCGCGGCCTGGAATTCTCCGGCCGCGGGGCCTCCTGGGGCCCTTAAAAAAAAGTGAAAAAAGATACGATTTTACTTGACACAAACCGAGCGCGTCGGGTATTATATATATAGATGAGAGAAACAACCAAAGGAGAAAACGAAATGAAAAACAAACCGGCCCTTCGACGCTCAATGAATAAAGCCATCTCGACCTTCCTCGCTCCGATTTATTACGACCGGATCCCGCTCGAGAGTATCGACCGCATCCTCCGAGATCACGGCCTCGCTTTGATCCAGGAAGATAAGACCCTTTGGTCCGGGATGCTCTGCGGCGACGAAGCCCAATGTCTCTTTGACGTCGGCGTCTATCATGAAGGGATCGGATCCGACGAGCTCCTCGAGGCGACGAAATTCGTCCTGGCGCTCTCCTGGTATCGGATGACTTCCGGCCGCTTCGAAGTAATCGCTTACATTTCTTAAGAGGTCAACCATGAAATTTTTTCGCATAACAGAAACGACCGGCCGCTCCTTTTGGTTTTTGAAAAAGGGCGAGGCCCGGATCCTCGACTTCGACGTCGTCGTCGGCTTCCGGGTCAATCGATTCGGAGATGGGGATATGAGTAAGGCCCATATGATCTCGGTCGAGCTCATCGCCTCCCAGAAGGAAGCGAGGCTCATCTCCGAGTTTACTTGCGGTCATCGATCCTTCGAAAACGTAAACGGAAAATGCCCGCGATGCTCCGAGACCAAGACCGGCAATTTTTGCGACTCGGTCCTGGCGGTCATTCCCAAAAACAAAGGAGAGAAAAATGCTTAAGATGCTCGAAATTAAATTGACGATCCGAATCCCAGACAACGCTCGCGAGGCTCGGAGAAACGAAGAGATGACGTATACGGTCGAGGCCCTGGATAATCTCGACCTGGGCGAAAAAATTAAGGCCCTGGTCCGCCAGCAATTGGATACCCGGCTTTATACCGAGAGCCTTCCGATTGAGGTCGTGACGAAAGAATTTCGGATGATATGGACGAAAGAAAATCGCGACGTCGCCGGCGCCCAGGTCGATGAGGTAAAAAAATCATGACCGCCGGCCTCATGGGATATTTAAAAAAGCATCATGGTCTCGTCGGCCGGGTCGGCGGATGGATCCATCGGGCCGACGGGTCGCCGATTTGCCAAGGTTACGCGGAGCTCGAGCGCCTGGTAATCGAGCGAGGGATCATCCTCCTTCGCCATCCGTTTATCGATTACGAGAAGGCCGAGAAATACCTCGGGAGGAGGCCAGAAAAGAAATAAAAAAAAAGTGAAAAAAAGTACGATTTCCCTTGACAAGTACCCAGCGCGTCGGGTATTATATATATAGATGATAAACGTAATCAAAAACATCAACCAAGCGATCGCGGCGCCGGCTTCCTTTTGGAGCATGGCGATGCAGGTCGCGACCTTCATCATCTTTTAAGGAGCAACGAAATGGGAAAATCTTTTACACCGAAATATCGGATCGAGTTTCACAGCAATACCAATATGACCGCCGCCGCCTGGAAAGGCCAAGCGACGACCGCCCGCCTCGAGGCTCACGTCCGGCATTTAAATGAATCCTTCCGCCCTGGCGGAGTGAATTCCCACGTCGGCGACGGCCTCGGATTTATCCCTTACATTTCCCGGGCCCGCATCGTCCGCCAGTCCGATGACTCGATGATGATGGAATGGACGGCGCCCGCCTTCGAAGTTTTTTAATTGAGATCCCCAACGAAAGGAAAAACCGAAATGAAAAAATTACCCGTCAGATTACCGCTCGGAAAATTCTTCGTCGGTCCCGACTTTTACGGATGCATAAATACCGGGATGGCTCCGGCGATCCTTAAGAGCCGGCTCCTGAAATCTTACGACCGGCTCGGCCTGGTCAAGGGATTTAAATTTGCGGTCGGCCCTGGCCTCTTCGTCGAAGATGCGATTAAGGATATGACCCGCGGCCGCGTCAAGGGCTCGACCTGGAAACGGAGCGGCCGGTATACCGTCAAATTTTTCAAGACTTCGAAAGGCGCCAAGGCTTATTTCTCTCGCCTGGTCGAGAAGGCCGTCGAGGTAAATCGCCTCGAGGCCGACCGGCATCGAGGCTTAAGGTCCGCCGCCGCCGCCGGCGACGTCCAGGCCGCCGCCGACTTGATCGATTACTCGTAAAAAATAAATCGAAAATAATTACGATTTCACTTGACATAACCCAGCGCCTTCGCTTATACTGTATATATGAGTAACGAAACAACGATGACCGAAACGAACGCGGCGACCGAGGGCCTGACCTGGAGCGCCGAAGATGAAAGATGGATGACGCATAAGGAGCTCGACGCCGAAACGACCCGAGCGACCTTTCCCGAATCATGGGGATGGCGGGAGATGCGAGAAACATTCGAGGCCGAATGGGCCGCGGGTCGGCGCTCATGGTGAGAGCCGGCAAAACTTCGAGAGGAGAAAATGCCATGACGAGAGAAGAGAGACGAGAAAAGCGCGAGGCCGATAAGGCTCGCGACGAGAGAATGGTCGCGGTCCGCGGGGCCCTGGCCGACGAGATGGATCGCTTTCGCGGTCGCCTCCAGGCCGGCGCCGTCGCCGTTTTAAATACCGCCTTCGGCCCTTTCCAGGTCGACGCGGTAAACGAGGATTTTTGGTTTACGACCCATCCTTCCGACCAGGTCAAGACCGAATGGAATCGTCGATCGTTTGCGGGATGCAACGATGGCGGATGGGCGAGCCTCTTAAGCCAGGTCGGCGAGGCCCGGAATCCTCTCTTCGCCGAATTCGCATAAGGAGAAAATGATGCGAATCCAGCAATCGATTATCGCCCGCTCTGGCCGGCTCAAAGTCGTCGAGATTACGACGACCGAATTCGGCCGGAGCTCTCGCCGGTATCGCCTCGAGCGAGGTCCCGGCTTACCCGATCGAAGATGCGAATCGAAGGCCGAGGCGATTACACTTTTTCGACAAATCCAAAAAGCAGAAGGGAGCCAATGATGGCGGAGAAATTACTCGGCGTCGGTGACCTGGATATTCGGACCGCTCGAAAATCTCACGATTGCCATGCTCATGAAGTCTTTAAAATTTGGGGCCGGCCGACTCGATGCTCTGGCCGGATCGAAAAAGGCGAGCGGTATTACGACGACCGCCGGGTCGGCTGGGAGATCCTTCGGTACCACGTTCGATGCGGAGCTTACGGAGCTCTTCCCGATGAGGAGCCCGGCCGATGATCGTCTTCGCCGGCCTCGGCGTATCGATGGAGGCCGAAAAAATAAAATGAAAATAATTAAGATTTCCCTTGACATAAACCGAGCGCGTTTGGTATTCTATATATAGATGAAAGAAACAACGAAGACCAAAACCGAAACGCCCGCTCGAATGCGCGGCCAAAATAGGAGGCTCGAAATGCATATCGTATTTCTTCCGGTAAATCAATGCTTCGTCGTCATGATGGGCGACTCGATTATCGACCTGGACGATCAACGTCTTTTTAACGACCTGGACGATCTCAAATGGGTCTTACGGCTCAAGGGATTAAAGGTCGTCGGTCGGAATCGGAAGGTCATCGCCGCCGGCCATTCTTTTAATCCGGCCGGCGACGAATAACGAAATCGCCGCGGACCGATGCGGCGCCAGGGCCCGGGCGATGGTCGTCCGGGCTTAACTCAATACAACGAAAAAGGAGAGACCAAAATGAGCAACGAAAAAATCAAACCTGGACCGACGCCTTTCGAAAAGGAGCTCTCGGTCGAGGTAAGAATCACGGCCTTAAACGGCGCCAACGTCCGCGGGATAAAAGTTTATCCCGAAGATATGGACGGCGACGGCGGCGAGGCTTTCATCTTCGAGGAGATTAAGAAGGCGATCCGGGTCGGCCTCCGAATGGATAAGAGGCTTCGAAGGGATTACGTCAAGCGCCTGGGGATCGATAAAGACCTGGGCGAGACCGAGACCGAGAAGCTCGAGAGGGAGAGTAACGAATCTTTCAAAGTCGGCTATCGGCGAGGAGCCCAGGCGGAGCGACGGAAGAAGACCGGCCAGTAATGGAAAGACAATTCCCGGCCGCGGTCCTGGACCGCGGACCGCATGAAGGGAAGACGGTACTCGGGAAGGAGATCGCCGGCCGGGTCGGCTCTCTTCGATTCTCGACCAGGGCCCAGGCGCTCGAGGCCGCGAATAAACTCGAGGCGAAGTACGACGTAACGACCTGGATCCTTACGGAGATCAAAGAGGTCTTTCGGAATGGGGTCACCGGGCCGGGCTCGGTCTTCTGGGTCGAGATAATTTAAACCAGGGCCGGGAGCTCCGGCCCGACGAAAAGGAGAGACCAAAATGATAAGCAAGATTGAGATAAAGCTCGGGACCTTCGAGCGGACATACGTCGCGATGGAGACCGAGGCGCCGGAGAATTACGACGGCTTCGGTACGATCCAAATTTACTCGGGCCCGCGGGGCGAGAAGACTGTCCGGTCCGTCCTGGTCGACGTCGACCATAAGACCTGGCAGGAAGGCCGGTACGGATCCGGGCTTTACCATTACGAAGACGTGACCGGGATCGACGACTATATCCGGGAGGCCCTTTATAAAAAGCTCATGGCTCCGCCGGCGTCGGAGGAGGGCGTCGAATTCACTTAAAAATAAATCGTAAAAAAAGTACGATTTCCCTTGACAAAAACCGAGCCAGTCGGGTATTATAGAAGTATGAGAGAAACAACGAAAAACACAAACGAAAACGAAGCCGGCCGGTACGCCGACGGGACGGTCCAGGAATTCAATTCGGCGCCGCGGCTTAATAGCTCGGCTTACCTGGTTCACTTCGAAAACGGCGCGACGATGGGCTTCGCCGTCGGTCACGGAATGGCATACGGTAACACCAATAAGATGCGGGTCTCCTCGCCGACGAGAAACGTCTTCGATTACCTGGTCGGAGCCGACGAGCTCGTCGGTAAAGAGATGACCTTCCGAGCCCGGAAGGTCGGCGAGCATTTTCCCGCTCGAGAGTTTACCGTCCTGGTAACCGCGATGCGAGACGGCGGCCGCGGTACGGGCCGGACGACGGTCTCGGTCAAGGTCGTTTCTTCGAGGGAGCTTTAAGAAATGCGTAAGCCGATGACTCGAGCCCAGGCGAATCAATTGGATATTCTGGTACGGGCGACCCGGAAGGTCGCCGGCAAGTATTACGGAGAGAGCAAAGGGCCGGCCCATCCGATGGTAATCGACTCTCTCGATTTCCGATCGACCGAGGGCCTCTTCCGCCGCGGCCTCCTGGAGTACCGCCATGATCCCGACGGGATCGTCGTCTCGGCCGCCGGCTTCCGGGCCTGGGAGAAGCTCGAAAATAAATCTTAAAAAGACCTTGACAAAAAGCGAGCCGGTCGGGTATTATGTATATAGATGATTAACCGAAACAAAAACAACGAAGGAGAAAACAAAATGCAAAAAGTAACCCAGAAAAAACTCGCCAGGTATACGACCCTGGTCAACAAAATGGACGCCTTAAAATTGGAGTATTTCCAAATAAAGCAAGAGCTTATCCTCGATATCGAGGCCGGCGCCAAGGTCGAAAGCGGACCGCGGACCGCCAAGGTCGAGACCATCGAGCGGCGCTCGGTCTCCTGGAAAGACGTCGTAATCCGCGAGAAGGGCGAGGGATACGCCAAGCAAGTTTTGGCCAGCACGAAGCCGAGCTTCTCGAAAAAATTGGTGGTCAAGTAATGGCGAAGATTCTATACACCCATAAGAATTTTTCGACCGACGTCCGGGCGACCATCGCCCGGGCGAATTCCATCATCGAGGAATACGCCGACCAGGGCTTCGTCTTGACCCTCCGGCAATTGTATTACCAATTCGTCGCGAGGGACCTTATCCCGAATACGTTTCGATCGTATAAGAGGCTCGGGACGATCGTCTCGGACGGTCGCCTGGCCGGCCTCATCGATTGGGATGCGATCCAGGATCGGACCCGAAACGTCCGGCGAAATTCTCACTGGACCGGGCCCGGCCAAATCATTCGGTCGGCCGCGGAAGGATACGAGATCGACAAATGGGCCGACCAGGAATATCGGCCGGAGGTCTGGATCGAAAAGGATGCTCTCGTCGGCGTCATCGAGGGCGTATGCGTCGAGAATGACGTCCCGTATTTCTCTTGTCGCGGATACAATTCTCAATCGGAAATGCATTCGGCGGCCCTGCGAATGATGCGCCAAGACCGAGGAGCTCTCGGCGGCCGGCCGATCATCTTCCATTTGGGAGATCACGATCCGAGCGGTAAGGATATGACCCGGGACACGGTCGACCGTATGGCGATCTTCTCCTTCGGCTCCGAGACCGAGATCGAGGTCCAGCGCCTCGCTCTTAATATGCCGCAGGTCGAGCAGTATAACCCTCCGCCGAATCCGGCCAAGGTCACCGACTCTCGAGCGGCGGAATACATCGCCGAGTATGGCGATGAATCTTGGGAGCTCGACGCGCTCGAGCCGGCCGTCATGGTCGACCTTATCCAGGTCGCCATCGATGGGATCCGCGACCTGGATCTCTGGAGGCGGGCCCAGGCCAAGGAAGAAGAAGGCCGGAGCCTCCTCCAGAAGACCGCCGACCAATGGCAAGAGGTAACCGAATTTCTGGAGGAAAATTAAATGCCCGTTTACTTAAGCGATAACCCAGGCCCGGATCCGGCGAAGACGCCGGCGCCGGCGCCGAAACGAGAGGAGAAAAAGATGGTACGACCGAGCGATTACTATTTGATCCGCGACGATATCCTGGGAGCGATTAATCGGTACGTCCTGGAGCATGAGCGAAAAGGTCATTTCTTAATGGCGGTCTTCGAGAATGATCTCCGGGAGGCGATCGCCCGGGCCGACGGCGAAAACGGTCCCGTAATCCAGCAAATCGTTTGCTATTGCCATAACGAGATCCCGGGTAATTGCTGGGGATCGAAGGAGAAGGTCGCGGCCTGGCTCGAAATGCCAAAGGAAAAATGGCTCGATGGGATCCGGTCGCCAGAAGGTACGACCGAGCTCGCCCGGCAAAGCGTAAAGGGTATCTGGGGATCCGCGAGAGAGACCGGAAGGAGCTCGGGACGATGAGCGGCCGGCATACGATGGCGAAGGATCGGCCGGAAGCCTGGCCGAAACAGTATCTCGGCGATGGAGTTTACGCGGCCTTCGACGGCTTCGGCGTCTGGATCACGGCCGAAGATGGGATCGTCGCGACCGATGGGATTTACGTCGAGCCGGCCGTTTTGGATTCCCTGGTCGGATTTTACAAAGGCGTCGCCGGCAAATGAGAGAGGAGGTCATGCTCGAGATCGCCGTCCTGGAGAGGAAAGATAAGCAAAGGCCAGGGCGGGACGCCTTCCTCATGCTTTACGAATCGATGACGGTCAAGCGGAAAGGCGAGGAGGTCAAGGCGTCGGACCTGGTACCGGGCGACGTCGTCCGATGGAGAGGCGAGCCCTTAAAGGTCGTCTCGATAAAACCGAAGGAGAAGACAAATGGATAAGACGAAAGAAGTTAAAGCTCCCGGCCTGACCCTCGAGCAATTTTTCGAGCAGGCCATAACCCAGGCGAAGGCAAACGCCGCGGCCTCCGACGAGGTCGGTAAATTCTTAATGGCCATCGTCGCCGAGATCGGCGGCTTTACGAAAAACATCTCGGAGCAAATCGCCGATACTCTCGAGGAGATCGAGAAGGAGATGGTCGGAAAAACTCCGGCCGAGGCGACGCCGACGGCGAATCATCTTATGGGAAGAGCGACCGCCTTCGGATATGTCGCCGATCAAATGACGGCGATGGTCGATCGATTAAAGGAGGCAAGCGATGAAACAGTCCATTGACCCGTTTAAATGTCCGCATTGTGAAAAACGAATTGCGACGAAATTAATTAATCGCTATACTGCGAGCCGAGCCGGGCGAGTAATGTCGCCGGCCCGCATCGAGGCAAACCGAATCAACGGAGCCAAGGGCGGCCGGCCGAAAGGATCCAAGGATAAACGTCGGCGGATCCGCAGACCGAGAAAACAAATTTCCCGCCGGGCTTAACTGATCCCAAGGTTTAATCCTTAAAAGGGACGGCCTCCGCGCCGTCCCTTTTTTGTTGGATCCCTCCGGGTCATCGCCCGGGGCCGAGGTCCAGGGGGCCGGGGGCGAATTGTCGAGAGCTTGGGCTTTACTCCAAACCGAAGATGGCAATTTTACAAAGCTCTCGCGGAGGGCGGCCTTCGAGATGGTCGCCGGCGGAGACTTCGGAATCCTGCGGCGCCGACCCTTTACGATTTCTCATTTACAATTTAAAGAATTCCAGGAAGAGCAAAGGCATACGTCCGGGCGCCGGATCCCGGGAGTAAGTAAGCCTCTCTTTAACGGGAAGAGCTCGACGTCGAGCGGGATCCGATGCCGGCCTCCGAGGTCGGCCGTCAATCTCGACTTTGTGCGGACGGCGATCCTTCTCCGGTCGTTTCAATTGGCCGAGCAGGAGAGGCGAGACGAGGCGGTACGGGACGAGGATAAGAAGGCCCGCCGCCGCCGACGACGGAGGAAAAAATGAGAAGAGCGATTTTTCTATTCCTGTTTTTTATCCTGGCCGGCGGGCCCGCTTTCGGCCAGGTCTTCGTCGCCGACTTCGGGGATCCCATTTATTGGGATCGAAGCCCGGAGACCGACGTACTCGATTATCGGGTCTTCCGATCCGATTCTCCATGCATCGATCCGACGCCGACGCCGGCGCTCTGCGGAAATTTTATCGAGGTCGCGGTCGTCGGCCAGGGCCCGGACCCTATCAACTGGACCGAGCCCGGGCCGATCGTCTTCGTCCAGGATTATTTTTATCGGGTCACGGCCAGAAATACGAGCAATCTCGAGAGCCAATTCTCGAACGAGCTTAACGTCCGATGGCTCAATCCAAACGCTCCGGCGCCTCCTGGAAGCCTTCGAGGGACGGAGCAGGGCGCGACGCTCTGGCTCGATTGGGATGAGCCCGCGCTCGACGAGCAGGTCGAAGCCTGGCGGATTTACAAATCGACCCAGGAGCTCGAGCTCGGCGGTCTCCTCGACGAGACTTGGGAGACCGAATATAAAGACGTCAATCCCGGCCGAGCCGGCCCGAGATTTTACAACGTGACCGCGGTCAACGATTCCGGCAACGAATCGAAGCCAGCGGGCCCGGTTGTTTACGAGGGAAAAAGTCGATAAAATACGTCGTCATGAAAATGGCGACGACAAAATTCGGGCATAAGCTCCATCTCATCTCGTCTCGGCCGGAGGGAGCGGCGACGATTTGCGGAAGAGATCGATACCGGCTTACGAAAATCAAGACTCCGCCGGCGATGGATACCTGCCAGGTTTGCGTCCGATCCTGCGTTTCCCAATTGCGGAGGATCTTCGGCGACGATCTCCCGGAGCTCGCCGTCCTGGTCGGTCTGGATCGGGGCCCGGTCTGATTTGGGAATGGCGGGGCGGCGCCTGGGTCCGGTACTCCTGGGCCCGACTTTTCCTCGATGAATTTATCGCCGTATGGTACGGCGTCATGATAACCCTGGTCGCCGCCGGCGCCTGGGCTTTCTATTTGTATCTTTAACCGATAGAAACGGCGGCCGCCTGGTCGCGGAGGAGAGAAGAAAATGACGTTTAACGAGCTCCCGAGAGTAAAATTTCGGGAGGAATTCCGCTTGGAAAAATTCAACGGCGAGAAGGTCGAGGGCGACGGTAAGGTACCTTTCGAAGTTATCGAAGGGGGAGACAAGCTCGACACCGTCCTGACCCGGCCCGATGGGACTCGGATCATTCTTCGAACGTGGGAAGAAATCCTCGCGGCACAATCTGAAAGGAGACCGTAACCATGTGTCCATTAACCAATGTTGGTCGCGATCATTTCGCGACGGATCTTATCGGCTCGTCGGTTATCGAATTCGATAACGCAAGCGCCCATCTCGGCGTCGGCGATTCTTCGACCGCCTTCGCCAAGGCCCAGACCGATCTCCAGGCGGCGAGTAATAAATTTCGCCGGCCGATGGAGGTGAGCTTTCCCAACGTACCGAGCGCCGCGAATATTATCGAATTCCGGGCCCTCTTCGGTACGTCCGAGGCAAATTTCGCCTGGGAAGAATGGGGAATTTTTAACGCTCTGGCGAATGAGACCATGCTCTCCCGGAAGGTCGAGAGCCTCGGGACCAAGACCGCGGCGCAGAGCTTCCAGCTTACCGTTACGATCACCGTCGACAATCCGTAAGAGCCCTTGAATTCCCAAGGATTTTTGATCCCTGATAGAAGGGCTGACTCTATCGGGAGAGAGGAGTTTTTACCGTGAAGGTATTGAGAAAACGAGTCAGTTGGGCGGCCCAGCTTGCCCAGCATGAGACCCAATTGATCGCAGGGAAAAATCAGATTGCCCAAATTCAGACGCAGGTACTCGCCTTAAAAACATTGATCGACGCCGACTCCGACGCTCCGCAATCGGACAAGGATTTCATGGCGACCGCCAATAATCTTATGACGAATCCAACGGTCCAGGCATACATCGATTTGATTACAAATCAGGTGGGCTGATGCTATGGCGTTCCCAGGCGATTTCCAGAGGCGAGTTAAACTCACGATCCAGGCGAGCCTCGTCGATGCCGGGTTATCGTTTTTTCCCGTTCTTATAACTGAGGTTTCCCTGCCTCAAGGAAACGACGAAATCTTCGACGCCGACGGATTGCATCCCGCGCAAAATGGGGGAGGAGATTTACGATTTTCCACCGACGAGGCGGGACTTAATCGGATCGCCTGCGAGGTCGTCACCTTCGTTACGGATGACATTCCCGGCGATGGGGTCGCCGAGATTTGGGTCGAGGTCCCATCCATAAGCTCATCGGTCGACACCGATATTTTTCTTTGGTGGGAGACCGTCGCCGCCGACTCTCAACCGGCCGAGGATGCGACCTTTGGCAAAGAAGATACTTGGGACGAGGGCGGCGACAATTCTTTTAAGATGGTCCAGCATCTTAACGAGAATCCGGCGGGCTCCGGCGACCGGGCGATTGATAGCACACTGGAGGATAACGACGGTAACCCGACCGGCGGGATGAATGCGGCCGACCTGGTAACCGGGGCCTTCGGGGGAGGTCTGCAAGGCTCGGCCTGGGATTTCGACGGAAACAATGACAGCGTCGCGATTGCAAACAATCCGAGCTTGGATCTTACAGATGAATCGTTTGTAATTTCGGCCTGGGTCAAGCCAGTTTCGAGCCCTCCCGCGGAGCACGTCTTTTTCAGTATCCACGCGGCGGAGAGTTTCCAAGAGTCGATCCATATAAGAATTTTCACCAATGGGAGGATTCGATTTGGTTATTTTGCCGACGATTTGACCAGCGGCTCCGGCGAGGTCGTCAATGGATCCTGGAATTATGTAACCGTCACCCGTAACCAGCCAGGCGATACGAGTAAAATCTTTAACGCTGGGGCCGAAGTCTCAAGCGGGAGCCAGGGACCGTTTAACGGTCCGCCTGTAAGGATTGATATTGGCCGATGGGGATCGACTGATACGCAGCATTTTGAGGGAACGATCGACGAGGTCCGGGTCTCCGATGTCGACCGGGAAGATGCTTGGTTTGCTGCCGAATTCGAGAATCAAAGCGATCCCAATGCTTTCATAATAGAAGGTACGCCGGAGTCGCCAGGCCCGACCGAGAAGAATGTCTTTGATACTCTTGGTCTGGAGATCGACGAAGCGGCCGCCCAGGTGGCCGTAATGGTCGATGACGACGACGTCTTGGCCTTGGCTATCCTGGAGGGCCCGCCGACGATTAACGTCGAAGGAGCGGCCGAGGATACCCTCGGCCTGGCGATCCTGGAGGGCCCGCCGGCAATCGACGTCGAAGGGACGGCCCAGGATACCCTCGACCTGGCGATCGCGGAGGCCGCGGCCCAGGTCGCCGCCGGCTTGACCGCCGAAGATACTCTCGAGCTCGCGATCGCGGAGGCCGCGGCCCAGGTCGTCGCCGGCATTACGGGCGAGGATACCCTCGACCTGGCGATCATCGAAGGGCCGACCCAGGTCGCCGCCGGCTTAACCGCCGAAGAAACTCTCGCCTTGACGATCGCCGAAGGAGCGGCGGATCTTCTCGCGAAGGCCGACCGGGTCGATACTCTGGCCCTGGCCATCGCCGAAGCGGCGGCCGAGGTCGTCGCGGGTATAACGGCCGAGGATGATCTCGAGCTCGCCATCGTCGAGGCCGCGGCCCAGGTCGCCGCCGGCATTACCGCCGAGGATACCCTCGACCTGGCCATCGTCGAAGGGCCGGCCCAGGTCGACGTCGGCTTAACCGTCGAAGAAACTCTCGCCCTGGCGATCTCCGAAGGAGTAAGCGATCTCCTGGCGAAGGCCGACCGGGCCGATACTCTCGCCCTGGCAATTCTCGAAGCCGTCGATCTCGAGGTCCGGGCGGAGGTCGCGGACGCGATCGACCTGGCCATCGCCGAGGCCGCCGGCATAGTCGCCGCGGGTATCACGGCCGAGGATACTCTGGACCTGGCCATCGGAGAGGCCGCGGTCGTCGTCGCCTCCGGCCTGGTCGAAAAGGAAGCAAGCGATACTCTGGCCCTGGCCATCGTCGAGGCCGCGGCCCAGGTCGACGTCGGAGTAACGGCCGAAGAAACTCTCGCCTTGACGATCGCCGAAGGAGTAACCGATCTCCTGGCGGCCGCCGATCCGATCGATACGACCGGGCTTACTGTCGACGAGGTCGTCGACCTGCGGGCCGCCGCCAGCCGACTCGACTCTTTGGATTTGAGCCTGGCGGAAGTCGCCCAGGTCGTCGCGGCGCTCGAGGCTTCCGATGCTTTGTCAATTACAATTGACGACGCCGGCGAGGTCGTCGTCGGCATTACGGCAAGCGACGACCTGGACCTGGCTCTCGCGGAGCTCGCGGAGCTTCTCGCCCTGCTCGAAATATCCGATACCCTGTCAATTGTAATTGACGACGCGGCCGAGCTTCTCGTCCTGATTTCTCGATCGGACGTTTTAAATCTGGCGATCGACGACGCCGGCCAGGTCGCCGTCCAGGTTACGGCGGCGGACGATCTCGACCTGGCGATCATTGAGGGAGCCGGCCAGGTCGTCGTCGGTATCGTCGCAAACGATACCCTCTCTCTGGCCATCGCGGAAGCGGCCGATCTCCTGGCGATTTTGCGACGGGCCGATACTTTAAATCTGGCCTTGGTCGAGGGCGCTCCGGTTATCTTCGTCCAGGGGGTCGCCGAGGATAATCTCGACCTGGCGATCATTGACGTCGCGACGGTCCAGGTACCGATCGAGGCGTCGGACCTTCTGGATCTCGCGATCGACGAAGTAAGCCAGGTCGTCGTCGCTATACAGGCGGCCGATCTCTTAAGTCTTACGATCGACGAGGCCCGGATCCTGGACGGCTTTCTTAACCGATCGGATATCGTCGGCCTGGAGCTCGGCGAAGCGGCCCAGGTCGCGGTCTTCCTCGAGGCCCTGGACGATCTCGACCTGGCGATCGACGAGCAGGCCGCCGGCCTGGTCATCGCTTTACAGGCGGCCGATACTCTCGGGCTCTCGATTGCGGAATTCGCCCAGGTCTTTAACGCTCTCTTTGCGGCCGATACCCTCGGCCTGGTCATCGATGAGGCGCCGGCGGACGTCGTCAAGACGACGGGCTTCGATGGGATCATCATCCAGCCTTTTACCTTGGTCGCTTGTCGAGAGGCAGGCTTTACTCTGGAGGTCGTCCGAGAGGTCAAGTTTACTCTTCAAATCGAAGGGAGCGGGGAACAAATACCATGACGGTAATCGTACAAGAAGGGTCGGTCGGCGTCCGGTTTTTGATTCAATTGGTCGACGAGAAGGGCGCGAATCTCGACCTTACCGGCGCCGATCTTATTACGATCCGATTCTCGACTCCTCACGTCGACTCGATAGAAGCAACGGCCGACAAAGTAAATCCTCCCGGCGCCGACGGCCTGGTCGAAATGTTTACGATCCCAAATCAAATGGTCCCGTTTGGAGACTGGGATATCCAGGCGTTTGTACGATTTACCGCGGGAGATAATTTACCGACGAAGCCGAAAGCCTTTGTCGTGAGAGAGAATATTATAAAACCGATATGAGAAATCCAGGAGGCGCAAAGCCGGAGCTCGTAAAGAGAGCAAATCCTCCGGTCGAGATGATACCGAAACGAGACGAGGTTACGGTCGACCAGGTCGTCGAGCTCCTTAACCAGGCGCTCGACGCCGACGACGTCGCGATTACCGAATTGATCCAGACGCGGACCGCCTGTAATGAGAAACTCGCGAAGCATTCTTCGATCCAAGTCGGCCTCGAGCCGGGATGCGATCCCGAAGATAAGAAACTCCTTTATGAGATCGGGATCCTGGGGCTTTTAAATGGCCTCTTCGGGGTCGACGAGCAACAATGGGGCGCCATCGCCGCGGAGATGGATCCGTCCGGGCACGTCCGGCGCTTCGTCGTCCGCGAGCCTTGGAAGGGCGTCTTTACTGAGGTCGACTCATAGGGGCGAGAGGCGGATCTCCTCGGACCCAGCGCGATTTCGTTATCCTCGACGGGCCTCGGTTTACTCCCATCCGATTGCATTACGAGGGAAAGCTCGAGCGGTATCGCCTGGCGATCAAATATTTTCCTGGGAGGTCATCGTTTGTCGAAAAAGAAAAAGCCTCGACTCCAGAAGAGGATCGACGGCCGGACCTGGCGATTTAATCAAGAAGAAATCGGTCGGCTCCTCAAGGAGCGGGAGGCCGAGAAGATGGTCGGGTCGGTTACTCTCGACCTTTCAAAGGCGGCCGGGGTCTCGCCGAAAAAGTAATCGGTTTAAAACGATCATCGGAGCGCGGGGCCGTTGTTGGTCCTGGCGGGGCCCTGGCAAATTCGAGAGATGCGTATGGACGTTATCGAGGTACCGATCAAGAAGCTCAAATTCGCGCCATATAATCCTCGGGTCCATCCTGACCGGGCGATAAAAAAGCTCATCGACTCGATCAAATTCTTCGGCTTTACGAATCCGGTCCTGGTACAAAAATCTTCCTGGACGATCATCGCCGGCCATGCTCGGGTCAAGGCCGCGACCCTTCACGGAATGAAGAAGGTCCCGGCGATCCTCCTGGATCTCGACGACGAGATGGCGATGGCGTACAACGTCGCCGACAATCGGCTCCAGGATGAGACGAGCTTCGACTTCGCGGGCCTGGCGGAGCTCCTCCTCGATCTCGATACGGGCGACTTTAACCTGGAGATGACCGGCTTCGACCTGGAGGAGATCGAAGATATTATGACCTGGACGCCGGACGCCGACGACGTCAAGGAAGACAATTACCAAGGCGAGGCGCCGGCGAAGCCGAAGACCAAGCGGGGCGATTTGTTCCACCTCGGGCGCCATGTATTACTTTGCGGAGATTCGACCAAGGCGGCCGACGTCGAGCTCCTCCTGGAGGGCTCGAGGCCGTCGGTTATCTGGACGGATCCGCCGCCGATCGACAAAGGGAGAAAAGTCTCGGGCCCGAAGCTCGCGGTCTTGATCCAGGAGGCGCTCGCGGGCCTGGCCGGATACCTGGATCCCGGGACGGCCTGCTATATGATGGCGCCGGCCGGGCCGGGCCTCCCGTACTTCCTGGAGGGCTTCGGATCCTCGGGCTTCGTCTTTCGAGATTCCCTGGTCTGGATCCAAGACCGGGCGACTCACGGCCGGACCGATTACAATTATCGCCATGAGCTCATCCTATACGGGGCGCTCCCGGGTAAGCGGACCTTCGCCGGCGAGAATCCCGACTCGGTCTTCGAGGTAACGGCGCCGGGAGCCGGGCGGGCCCATCCGGCCCAAAAGCCGATGACCCTGGTCGCCAGGATGATCGCAAACCATACCAGGGCCGGCCAGGTGATCGCCGATCCTTTTCTCGGGAGCGGGTCGACCCTCATGGTCGCCGAGGTCATGGGCCGGGATTGTCGAGGGATGGAGATCGACCCGGCATACTGCGACGTCATCATCGATCGATATGCGAAACTCCGGGCGGCGGATCCCGGGGCTTACTTTAAGAGGCGAGAGAGAAGAAATGGCGGCTAGAGGAAAGACCCAAAAGAAAAAGGCCAAGGCCAACGGGCGGCCGAGGGCGAAGATCGATCTCGAGCAGATACAAAGCCTCGCGCAAATCCAGTGTACGGATTACGAGATCGCCCTGGTCATCGGAGTATCGGAGCGGACCATCGAGAGACGCAAGGCGGCCGGCGGATCCTTCCTCGAGGCATACGAGAAGGGCCGGGCGGAGGGACGGACGTCTCTTCGGAAATGGCAATTCTCCGTCGCCAAGGCGAAGAATACGACGATGCTTATCTGGCTCGGGAAACAGTATTTAAATCAATCCGATAAGCAGGATCTTCTATCGGGCGGCCAGCCTTTCCGCTTTACGATCGCCATAAACGGAGAGCATAAAGAAGATGAGTCGAGCGGCTCAAAGTGAGGTCGTCGTCCAGTACGACCGGCCATATCTTTACCCGAAACAGGAAGAAGCGATCTTCGCGCCCGAGCGGTACTCGATCATCGAGGCTTCGACCAAGAGCGGGAAGACGGTCGGATGCTTGGTATGGATTTGCGAGCAGGCTTTCCGGCTCAAGGCCGGCCAAAATGTTTGGTGGGTCGCGCCAGTTTATCCCCAGGCGAAGGTCGCATACCGGCGGCTTAAAAGATTCCTGACCGACGGCGGCCTCCCGTATAAGAAAAACGATACCGAGCTTACTCTTACCCTGGTCAACGAAGTAAATATCGTCTTCAAGACCGGAGAGAAGCCGGACAATCTATACGGCGAAGACGTCTTCGCGGTCGTCTTGGATGAGGCGACCAGGATGCGCGAAGAAGCATACTTCGCGATCCGCACGACCCTGACGGCGACTCGCGGGCCGATCCGGGTTATCGGTAACGTCAAGGGGCGGAAGAATTGGGCTTACAAGATGGCTCGGAAGGCCGAGGCCGGCGCCGCGGGCATGGCTCATTTCAAGATCACGGCTTACGATGCGGTCGAGGCCGGCATACTCGAGCTCGAGGAGATCGAAGGGGCCCGGGAGGATCTCCCGGAGGCGGTTTATAACGAGCTTTACCTGGCCGAGGCTTCCGATGACGAAGGAAATCCCTTCGGCCTTGACCATATACGGGCCTGCGTCCAGCCGATGAGCGAGCGGAAGCCGGTCGCCTGGGGATGGGATCTCGCGAAGAGCGTCGACTGGACGGTCGGCGTCGGCCTGGACGAGGCCGGGATCATGTGTCGCTTTCAACGATTCCAGAAAACCTGGAGAGAGACGAAAGAGATTATCTTGCGGGAGACCGGGACGGTCGAGGCCGACGTCGACTCGACGGGGGTCGGTGATCCGATCGTCGAGGATCTCCAGGCGGAAGGGCGGGATAACTTTCATGGATTCAAGTTTACCCAAATATCAAAACAGCAATTAATGGAGGGCCTCGCGGTCGGGATCCAAAGTCGGAAGGTCGGATATCCCGAGAGCTCGCCGGAGGTCCCGGTCCAGGCTGAGCTCGAGATGTTCGAATACGTTTATACCCGGACGGGCGTCCGATACTCGGCGCCCGAGGGCTTCCACGACGACTGCGTTTGTGGTTATGCCCTGGCATATCATCGGCTTAATTCTCTTGACCCGGTTCAGATATTCGTATGAAAATCACCGAATCAATCGCCAAGCTCTTCGGCTCGACCGCGATCACAAAGGCGGCGCCGCTTCCTCTCCCGCGGCCGGGAGCGACGGGAGCCTTCGCCTTTCGATTCCCGGATCCCGAGATCGATCTCCATCCGATCAAAACGACCGAGCAACAATTGAGCGCCTTCGCCGGATGGGTATACGCGGCGACGACAACGATCTCGACGGACGTCGGGGCGACGCCTTGGCATTTGATCCGAGGGACGGAAGACGAGCCGGAGAAGGTCCCGTTTAAGGAAATCCCTCCGCTCTTCCTGCGGCCCAACGATATCATGACGTTTCGAGACGTCATCGAGCTTACGACCCTCCATCTCGATTTAACGGGCGAGGCGTATTGGAATCTCATTACGGCGAGCCCGGAGAGCGACGAGGTCATCGGATGGCAGGTAATTTATCCCCATTGGGTCGAGGAGCCGATCGTCCAGAATGGGCGCCTTACCGGATGGCGGGTCTCGGTCCCGAATGCGGCCGGCGCGAGTAATACGACGATCCCGACTCGCGATATGGTCTTCTTCCGGTATCCTCATCCGGCGGAGCCACTGGCGGGAGCGAGCCCGGTCGAAGCCTTCGCGCTCTCTCATGATCTCGATATGCAGGCGCGAGGGTACGGCGCCGGCCTGCTCAAGAATAACGCGATTCCTCCCCTGGTCATTACCTCGGACCAGACGCTTACGCCGAGGGATTCGACTCTCATCGGCGAGCGATGGAAAGACCGGCATCTCCGCCGGCCGGGCGAGCCCGCGGTCATGGGCAAGGGGGCGACGGTCCAGCTTCTCGGCCTGACCCTCGAGCAAATCGGCCTCGAGAGCATCGACAAGATGACGCGGCAACAGGTCTTCGGCTCCTATGGCGTCCCGGAATCGAAGAAGGGCCTGGTCGAAGACGTCAATCGGGCAAACGCCGAGAGTAACGAGCGGACGTATCAACGAAATGTAATCTGGCCGCGCCTCGAGCGCATCGATACTTGTATAAATACCTTCGTTATCCCGCGGGTCCGGGGCCTGGAAAATACGCTTTTCAAGCATGAGAATCCGATCCAGGAAGATAAGGATTTTATCCTCGACAAGGTCGAGAAGATGATAAAGGTCGGGATGATTACGATTAACCAGGGGCTCCGGCTCCTGGGCGAAGAAGAGCAGGTCGACGGAAACGTCTTCTTGATCCCGACCAACGTCGAGCGGATCCCGGCCGGGCAATTGGAGACGCCGGCGGAGAGCCGAGAGACGATCCGGCTTCGGAGCAACGGCGAAGAGAAGGGATCCCATCTCTTTGAGAATCCCATGTATGAGCTCGGCGAGCTCCGCTTCCTCTCGAAGCAGGATCCTCTCGAGCGCCGGCTCCTCTCGGAATTCCGGCGGCTCTTTTCGAAACAGCAAAAGGAGGTCGTCGCCGCTTACCTGGCCAATGCGGATCGACTCCAGGGCCGGAAGTATTTTAAAGACTGGACGAAGATCGTCATCGAGCCCGAAGAAGGCGATTTACTCTCGGACCATCTCCGGGAGAAGCAAACGCCGGAGGGCCCGATCCTCGTAAAGAGAGAGCTCTCGATCCCGACGGTTACGAAAGACGAGCTCGACGACGCGGTCGACGGTACGAGCGAGGAATGGATCGCGGCGGCCTTCATCGGATACACGATCGGCCACCAAGCGGGATGGAGCCTCGCGGCCGAGACCCTGGATATCGCGGTCGACTTCGATCTCATCCGGGCTCGAGCGGCGTCGCGGGCGAAGCGCCAAGCGGCCTCGCAAATGGCCGAGGTACTCGCGACAACGAAGGCCCGGGTCCAGCGTATCGTCGCGCTCGGCGTCGAGAATGGATCTTCGCCTCAAATCATAGCTGGCCAAATCAGAAAAGAATTCGATCTTATGAAGGGCTCGAGAGCCTTAACGATCGCTCGGACCGAGAGCGCCGCGCCGATCAATTGGGCATTCAACGAGACGATGATCGAGACCCAGCGCCGGACGAATACGCCTCTCGAGAAATTCTGGATTACGATCCTCGACGGCCGGGAGAGGGACGACCATAACAACGCGCATCGACAACGGCGACCCGTCGACCAGCCTTTCCGGGT